TCATTTATTGCTTAACAATAGATATTTTTTCTTATATTTAAGATATTTTTTATAATATATGTCTTCTGATCTTTTCAAATTATTATTTGCATCTATCCATTCAAACTTGGTTTGTTTACCTAATTTTTTAATATCATCTGGATAAATTAGTGGAATAACAATTAAGTTATCTTCTGATTCTTTATAATCTCCTAATTCTGAATCTGTTAGTTTAAGGTTCAAACTCAATGTATTATCATTTGTAGAAATTTTATTGAAAGTTAATTTAAACATATTATCACTTGTTATAATTCTATCTCTTATTCTTCTTATATTACCCAAAATAATATTCATTTTATCAAGATTATCATTACACCATTTAATTGTATTTTCTAAGTTACTTAAATCTCCTTTAACTGGTATATAATGCTTCCATGGTTTTAATATATCTCTTATTATATCATTAAATGGACTTTCTGGTATTATTAAAATACTATTATAATACATTTCCTTTACTATTCTCCATGCTGATGCAAAACCATCTAAATTTAATATATATCTAAACTCGGGTTGGTTTTTAGCTGGATAATATTTGTCTTCTTTTAACCAATATTCAATAGGAACGTCGGAATTTCTTAATTTAGTACTATCAAAATGTTGATAGTTAAATGTTGTTAGGCCGCCTACTACATAAGAATTAATTAACCCCTCTTTATTTGATTCTCTTTTTTGCAAAGTTTTTAAATGTGATATTAATCTAACAGAATCTTTAATTGGATATGAACAGTTTGTATAACTTCCTCTAAAAAATGCTTGACCTATTTTTTCGTTTAATGTTTTTTTGACAAATTCATTTGATGAAAAATTATCGATATTAAAATCATTAGAAAACCAATAACTAAATAAATGCATCCATATATCAGGGAATGGTAAACCAACATCTTTATATTCTTTTTTGGGAGCCCAACAATAAATTATATCAGATGGTGTTGAAGTAATTGGAATTTTAATTTCTTCTGAATGAAGGTTAAAATTAGGATAAGGGTGATTATTAATATTAGTTCCAATAGGATGAACGCCTTTATTAATAGGATTATCATGTATATTTAGATAAATTGTTTTATTTAAATGATAATTCGCGGATATTATATTAAATAAGTTCGTTATTTCAACAATCCAAAAAATTAAAGTCCAAAGTTGTTCTTCTATAACTCTACAATTATCAAAATAACCACCATATTTATTTTTAAAATCTTGATTTAAATGTAAAATATATACTGGTGGTTTATTTATCCCTTCAAACGATACTGTATGAATACATCCAACAGATTGTAATGCATATCTTAATGTTTCATTTGTAATCTTCGTATCTTTATCATTTTCATAATATTGTATATCCCATTTATTTTTTCTAAAATAATAATGATTTAATCTTAATTTATCAAAAATTTGAGGATCTAACTGAAATTTATATAAATTTGGATTTTCAAAATTTTTTATTCCAATACCCCATTTTGAAATAAAAAATGGACTGTCATCTGATATATATTTTTTAAATTTAGCTACAGAATTATCTGAAAAAATAGTATTAAGTGTTGGTTTATCCATAATATTTTTTAGTTTAAGTAAAACTTCATCTAATGATAATATATTATCATACTTATCGCATAATAATCCTTTACCAGTAGTTTCATCATATAATAGTTTATCTTGCCCTATGAATACTGATTTTTCATTTAATTCGTGAAAAATAGATAAATCTGGTACCTTTGAAATTTTTAGACTTCCAACCTTATCGGTAAATAAATTATCGAAAGTTTCTTTAATTTTCTCGAAATTTTTATATTCTCCTAAATAATAAAATTGATAAATCATTTGAGATAACAATATGTGGTAAATTTTATCAGTTTTATATCTATTTGCAGCTTCATTATAATAAGAATATTTATATTCACCAAATATATCTGATGGTCTATCTTGAATAGTATTAATATCATAGTCAATTAACACAGGCTCTAAATTATTATCAATTGATATATTTGCAATTTTTAAATCATCAATAAATTTATTGTTGTTATTAAATAATTGTAACATTTTAATTGTATTTATTAAAGATTTTTTTTTTTCAATTGAACTGAAGTTATTTAACAGTAATCTATCTGTATTGTAATTTGGAACGATAAAATATGCAAAATTTTTACCATTTTTTTTAATATTTCCATAAATTAATACATCAATAAAATATTTTTTTGTATTAATTGAAATGTTTAAATCAGATTGATATTTATCGATAAATTCTTTTAAATAAGATTCAATCTTATCTTCATTTTGTTGTATCAATCTCATAATTAAGACTTCATCTGTATCTAAATTATTCAAAGTTGTTTTTATTTTTATTTTATAAATTGCAGTTGAACCACCTCTTGCAAAAAATTTGTTTCCATCTATTTCTAGTGTATTTTCTGAGTCAACAAAATTTATAGAAAGTGTTGGAGAAGTAAGTTTTGCTTCTTCTAAATTTTTAGTATTAAAATTTTTTATAGTTCTTTGACTATATGATTCACCACCTGTTTGGTTAGATACAAAATCAACTCTTTGTGGAGAATAAATTCTTGAATGTGATACATTATCTGCAGGATAACCAGAACCAGGATAACCAGAACCATAACCAGGATAACCATAACCAGGATAACCATAACCAGGATAACCATAACCAGGATAACCAGAAGCAGGATAACCAGAACCATAACCAGGATAACCAGAAGCAGGATAACCAGAACCAGGATAACCAGAACCATAACCAGGATAACCAGAACCAGGATAACCAGAACCAGGATAACCAGAACCAGGATAACCAGAATTATTTAATGGCATATTATAATTCAATAATCCTGTTATTTCAATATATCTATTAATTAAATTAATAAATCTTTCTTTATTATTTGATAATAAATTAGGAGAAAACATAGAAAATAAAGCTATATCATTTGCCTTTTGTGCAATACAATTTTTTTGTATATATCCATATTTATCATTTAATAAATTTTGTTGATATATAGTTAATTTATTAGTTAGTCTATTAATTTCTACAAGTAAAACATTTATTAAATTACAAAAATTGTCTTGATCTTTCATATATTTAGAGGGATTTTTAATTATATCTATTAATTGTTTTTGTTCAATCATATATATATATATATATATATAATTTATATTTTTTAATTTATATTTTTTAATTTTAAATATTTATTCTTATATTTAAGATATTTAATATATGAAGCCATTTTATATTTGTTAAAATCTTTACCAACATAACTTGTTTTATACTCGTTAGATTTGCTAATAACTTTATCAGAGTTAAAATCATTATCAGTATTTGTATATGAATCATTATCGGAAATTAAAACTTCTACAGCATAATCAGCCCAACCTGGTATATTTGCTAATTCTTTTACAAATTCGTTAAATTTATAATAATATTCATCATTATCTAAATCAATTTTGAACCATTGTGGTGGAACATCATATCCTGAATAATTTAATGCTTTCCAAATTAATGGAGCCCACAAATCTGATTGTGTTTTTCTAATATCAGTTGGATTTAAAAGTAGTGATACTTTTCTAGCTATCATTTCCGCTTTTGATATACCCGATTTATTTATATTACCAAATTTAAGAATAATATTTTGAATTGCTGATTTTATATGATTATAATAATTATCTATATTTTCTCTAACTGCATATACAAAAGTAGTACTTTCAACGTATAATTTATAATCTGATTTATTTAATTTTAATTTTAAATTATTATTTTCTAATGCATATATTGCATATTTTAAATCAGAAGGTTGTCGTAATATACCAATATTAAGAGATGGTGGTTTTTCATCATAAAAGCCTGAATAAAAATTAGCAGGTGTACAATACCAATAATCTTCAAGGTATTCTTCTTTAGTGTCAAGGAAATCTTTTGGAGCTTGACCTATATATGGAACTTGATCTGAATATGCCGCTTGACACCATTCTAAAGTTGAATTAAAAATTACATTATCTCTACATTTAAATCCAAAATAATTAAGATTTTCAAAATTAATATTTTTTAATTTTTCAATAATTTCTGGATTTTCTCTGGCATAATCTTTAGTTATTTTATCTACATTATTTTTTTCTTTCCAAAATTGATTACCTTTATCATAAGAAAATATTGTTCCCTTAATCTGATATTTATTAGGTATTATTGATAATAAAAATCCTAATGCTTTATCATTACTATTATTACTTATTCTTAATTTTTCTACCATTCTTATAACATTTAATCTTTTAAATTTGGATATTTTTAATTTATTTAAAATAAAAATATATGCAGTTTGTAAATAGTAATTATAATCTTTACTATCATCATCATAATATATATTTTGATAGAATAAATACGTATCCCTATCTAGATTATAATTAAAATAAATAGCATATTTTTTAATTTTATCATTAATAAACAATGATGATAAAACATATTCATCGATACCATATGCATAGCCTGAATTACCCCGTCCATCAATTTTTCTTGTTTCTTTTATTGGTAATTTATCTTTATTTATAATAAAAGGTAAACCAATTGTTTTTAAATACAAATTATTATCAACACTAAATTTTGGATTTATCATTTGTACAACACCAGCAATTGCAGAACGTCGATACATATGATTATTAATACCACATTTAACATAATCATGCCACGATGGCATATATCCTAATGAATTTGGAAGAAAATAAATTGTTTTATTTTTATATGTATTTATTTGTTTTATCCATAAATAATCATTATAAGCATGACAATTTGAATGAGCATCTCTCCATACGTGATGATATGGTTTTTTTATTTTTATACCATTATAATTATAGTTTGTTTGTTTTAAAGAAATATATCTAACATGTTGACCTATATATGCATCTGTTATATGTCCTTCTTCTATTTTACCCTCATTTTCAATAAATGGCCCACTGAATTTATAAACAAAAAAATCACCTGTTTTTTCTCTAATTTCTAATGTATGATTGTTATTATAACATTTACAAGCTAAATCAAAAGTAAAAATGAAACGTTCTAATCCATTATTAAAAGGAAAATTTTCATATGTTTTTAATAGATCATAATATTGTTGTAACATATGATTAACAACATCATCAGAATATTTATCAAAATCATTATAGTCAAATTTATCAATTTGTTTTGTAAGAATTAAACTTTCATCATTTCCTGCTAAAGATTTAAAAGTATTTAACATGTAGTAATCAAAATAATTACGATAATTACCATTAGGAAAGTAATAATTAAAAACAACACATAATTTAACTTGATGTTGGAAATATTTTATTGACCACTGTGAAAAATCACGTTTAATTAGATTTGAATTTGGCATAAATAATGAAATAGATAGTGTTGGACCATCATTATCATTAGGCTTATTTAATTTATTAATACCATATCTAAATAATTTAAAATATTTTTGTTGATCTTTAACAGGGTTTAATGTTCCATTATCTAAATTTCTTTGAATTTCTCCTTGTTTATTAAAATATGGTTTTTCTAATAACTTAAAATATGGTTCTTCTAATAACTTAGATGAACTAGTACCAGATATGCTATTATTTTGTATATGTGGAAAATTAACATCACCTTCCCATATTAAATTAACGTGACCAAAATTTGTGTCATCTTCTTCAATAACTATTTTTAATGGTGTAGACATTATATATAAGATATTATAAAATAATAATTTAATAAATATAGGATAAAAATATTTTTATTAAATAAATTAGAATTATTTTAAATTAATATGAAATTATATATAAAATTTAAAAATCATTTGTAATAGTAAAACTATTATCTCTACCAGTATTTAAAACTGATGCTTTTTGATATTGTGTTGGTCTAGATTCAAAAAAGTTTGTTTTTCCTTCCATAGAAATACTTTCCATAAAATCAAACGGATTAGTTTCATTCCAAATTTTATTATAATTTAGAGATACAAGTAATAAATCTGATACAAAACGAATATATTGAGACATTAACTCACTATTCATACCAAGTAAAGAACAAGGCAAACTATCACAAATAAAATCACGTTCAATTTCATAAGCTTCTTTAAACATAGAGTGAACTATATCTTCATCTATTCGTTCATCGAACATTGAATATAAAAGACAAGCAAAAGCGGTATGCATTCCTTCATCACGTGCAATAAATTCATTTGAATCACAAAGTCCAGGCATAATATTTTTCTTTTTTAACCAAAAAATAGCACAAAAAGAACCAGAAAAAAACACTCCTTCAACAATAGCAAAAGCAATTAAACGTTGTGCATAAGAATCTCTTGATTCAATCCATTTATATGCCCAATCTGCTTTTCTTTTAATACATGGATAATTTTTAATTGCATTTAATGCTTTTTCTTTTTCTTCATTATTACGAATTATATTATCTATTTGTAATGAATAAGTTTCATTATGTATATTTTCCATCATTTTTTGAAAGTCGTAAGCTATAATAGCTTCACGAATTTGAACTTCTTGAATAAATCTTTCACCAAGATTAATATTTACAATAGTATCAGAAGCAGCAAAAAATGAAAGAATCATTTTTATAAAATATTGTTCATTTTCATTTAATTTAATAAAATCATCATAATCTTTGGAAAAATCTATTTCTTCGGTTGTCCAAAATGCAGCTATTTGTTTTTTATATGCTCTCCAAATGTCAGTATATTTAATTGGATACACTGTCAATCTATTATTTTTAGGGTCAAGGATAGGTTCCATTATATAACTAAACCTTTATTTTAAAATTTATAATATCAATTTTTTTAAATTAAAATTTTTCTAATAATTTACAAAAATTATATAAATTATTATAATGAGTTTTATAAAAAGTTCACAAAAACCAAATCTAGTTGAAATTAAAACAATTCAAAAAATTAATAAAGTTCAACAAATATTAAAAGAACAAAATGTAAGTTTTATCCAAGAATTAATGAAAAATTTATTTAATTTAATACTTAAAAATATTGGCAGTTTAATTGTAATTATATTATTAATAATTTTATTATATTATAGATATACTGAAGTTCAAGAAAAGAAAAAAAATGAAAACAACCAAAATATAAAAAATTATTTTTAAAAAAAATATTTTAATTTAAATATTTTTATTTTAATTTAAATTTAAATAAATTACATTTAAAGAAATCATTTCAATTATTAATTAATGGAAATTGATTTTTGTGTAAAAAATTACTTGGAAAATTATAACTTACTAATAGAGCAACTTACATTTCTCTTTAATGAAGACGAATTTAAAGAATATATTATAGTTTTAAATAATGAATCAAAAGATAAAAAATGGTTACGTGGCGTTAGATTTCAACAACAAATTTCTAATGAATTATTTGATACATTTATAGAATCTAGAATAAAACTTTTTTCTCATAAAGATGAAAATACTAAAAATCTTTCAGAAAGTTTATTTGGTACTGAATTATCTTTAAAAAAAATATTTAATAATCGTGATGATAATACTAAGTTTATTTTATGGGCTTATTTACATTTAATGGTTTTAATGGTTGAATTAACACATCAAAAAAATAAAGATAGAATTAAAAAATTATCTAAATTAATTGAAGAAAATAATCATTTATTAGAAAAAGCTAAAAATAAAGCGGTGCAACAAAATAATGTCAAAGATTCAAAAAGTATGTTAAAACAAATTTTTAATGTTGATGTAAATGATGAAACAAATGAAATGTTAAATGATATAGTTAAATCATTTGAATCATCATTAAGTAATGAAAAAGGAAATCCTTTAACAGGTATTTTTGATATTAGTCAAAAAATTTCATCAAAATATCAAGAAAAAATAAATACAGGTGAAATTCAATTAAATAAATTAATGGAAGGTATTCAAAAAAATATTCCTGGTATGGATGACATAATGAAAAATGGTTTAGATGGTATAATGGGAGGAAAAGAACCAACGAAACCTAAAGAAACTGTTATTATTGATGAGAATTTTTCTACAGCTGATGTTGAATTAGGAAAACAAACTGAAACTAAAAAAGGATTTAATATTGGTAAAATGTTAAACATGGCTAATTCTTTAGGTGTATTAGGTGGGGATAATATATTTGGTGGAAATAATCCATTAGGTGGAGATAATCCAATGGATAAAAATATGAGTGAATTATTTGGTATGATTTCATCTATGGGAAATTTAGATAATAAAGAAAATATCGAAAATCTAAAAAATAAAATGGATGACTTTTTATCTAAACAAGGTATTGATATTAGTAAATTAAATAATGATATTGATACAATGATGCAACAAGGAAAAGAAGGAAATAAAAAAGAAGAGAATGAAGAAGAAAAAATAGAAGAGAAAGCAGAAGAAGAGAAAGAAGCAGATGAAGAGAAAGAAGCAGATGAAGAGAAAGAAGCAGATGAAGAGAAAGAAGCAGATGAAGAGAAAGAAGCAGATGAAGAGAAAGAAGCAGATGAAGAGAAAGAAGCAGATGAAGAGAAAGCAGAAGAAGTTAAAGAAGAAAAGAAAGCAGAAGAAGAAGAAGAGAAAGAAGCATAAAAATATGTCTACTTTAGAGCAGATAAAGTAACATCTGTAGTCAAATCAAGATCAACAGGAAGAGTAGGTAGTTGTTTCATGGTAAGAACAGACAGCATAAACTAATTTTTATTTAAAAATTAGTTTATTCATTCAGTATCTAAATATTAGAAATAAAAAATTGAAATTTTAAGTATTTACTGATTCCTTAATAAAATTAGTTTCATGCACCGCACAAAATACACTACGCTCTGCGTCGTATTAGATCGCGCACACACACAACGACAACTATGCCAAAGACGACCAAAGATGAGATACTCGCCAAAAAGATATTCGCTCTTCGTCGAGGCTCTGAGAGCTATGATAGAAAGAAGCTTGGGTTCCAACTATTGATGGACGTTCCTCCTGTTGATGCTCTGGAGAAGATGTCCGTGTTAAATGAGAAGATATTCATGATAAAGCAAAAACATGAGCAAAAACAAGAGCAAGAGCAAAAACAAGAGCAAGAGCAAAAACAAGAGCATGAGCATGAGAGTGATTTTGAGGCGCTATTCGATGAACGAACCATGTACAGTGTATGCAAGCATCCTTATGCTCTGGAGAAGCAGATGAAAGATGCGGAAATCGTCAATGAGATTGACGCCATGAACTTGCTGTATGCACAAGGAAAAATGCAAACACCTGAATGGGAAAGAACGGTGTTTGCATTGCACCTTACTAAAGAAGATCCTCCGCTTCATGTTGTGTATAAGATGGCCATTATTGATAAATGGCTGCAAGAGCCCTATATGCAAGAGCGTCTAGAGAAAGAGCGCCTAGAGCAAATAGACCAGGAGTGGGAGTGCTATGAGCAGAAGCGTATGGAGAAAGAGCGTATAGAGCAGGAGCAGGAGCAGGAGCGAGAGCGAGAGCGAGAACGCCTTAAGCAGAACCCTGAGCACATGAAGCAAATGAAGAAAAAGCATGAGGATGAACAAGAGAAGCTGTTGCAAAAGCATTTGCAAGAGAAAGCGATTGTAGAAAAACTACAAGCAAGTGTTCTTTCTATGATGCAACAGAAGCATGATAAAGATATGCGTGACTTGAAATGGAAGCAATCCAAAGAGTAGTTATGTTCATCAAGTGAGTGCAAGTGTGTCATGGCAGGATAGGCAGCATAAAAAATAAACTAATTTTTATTTAAAAATTAGTTTAGGTTTTACAAATTTATTTATTCAGTAACTAAATATTAGAAATAAAAAAATATTATTTATAAATATTATAAAACCACTTATAAAAATGAAATTTTTCATAAGGATTTGACCCTTTTTGAATCAAATCATTAAAATTATTTATTCTATCCCAACCATTACTTCCTCCATCTGGTCTATAAAATAGTAAATGTGATTTTAAGTCACATGAAATCATTTCAATATGTCCCATACCAAGGTATCGAAATCCAATATCAAAAACATTATTTTGTCCTTGTTCGCAAATATCTTTATATCTTTTTAAGGCTTCTTCTAAGCTCATTATTGTCCATTCATCTAAATATATTTCTTTTTTTTCATTACCAAATATTTCATAAATTAGTTTTACATTTCTATTAACATTTTCTGGAATTTGTAATTTTAGATCATTATATTGTTTAAATGATTCAGTACTATTTTTCATAAAAAATGGTTTATCTGATGAAGTATAATTATTAGTAGATATAGTACCTTTGTTTAATACTTCTAATATTTGAGTAATAGTTTTAATTTTTTTGTTTGTAATACTATCCATTGTAATATTTAGTAATATAATTAATAATTTAATATTTATATTATTCAATTTTTATAAATTTTTTAACATATATGTTCCCTTTAGTTTATATCCACAATGTTTCTCATAATATTCACGAGTACCAACACCTGCAATAACTGCGCATTTTTTATATCCATTCATTCGTGAAATATTCTCAGCATTCTTCATAAGAAATTTACCATAACCACGATGTTGTGATCCATTTCCATTTGTTCCAACACCAAGTGAAAGACCATAAACATGTACTTCACGAACAAGAGCACAATCAAGTAGTTCTGGAATGATATTACCATTTTCTCCACCGGGTGTAGGGTCAAAACGAAGACGTAAGAAACCAAAAAGCCCAATATATGTTTCTAAATTACCAGACCAATATCTCCATTTTCCTGTAAATATCCAAATTAAAAAACTAACAAACATAAACCAGTAATATTTAATAAAATCTATCTTATTCATTTCATGAGCTTCAATTGATAAATGATATTCTATACCTTCACTTGCTTTATATTTACGAACTACCAAATATGATTTAAGATTTTCAAATTCCAAATCACCAATTTCCATTTCTCTAATACCAACACACTTTTTATTATTTTTTTTCATTCGATCAATAATAATCTGATTTAAATTTCCCATTTTATTTCCAGCTTCAATTCCTTTCGAAGGAATATCACGAACTAGTCGTTGAATTCGAATCCAAGGTTGCATTTTACTCTTATAATAAATAAGAACCTCTATTAATGCTTCCAGATTCTTTTCTGCATAAGGCATAAATGTACCTTCTTTATACATATCACCAATTCCACTATGTACAATTAGATTAGGATCAGATGATTTGCAAACAGCAGTAGGATAAATTTTTACATCATCAAATTGTAAATTAGGATTATTAATAGCTTCATCAAACATCCACATATCTAGTTCTGGAGTAGAACCAGGAAGATCTGGCATAAGATGAACGACAACTTTAAAACCACATTGCTTTAGATAACGAATTGCTCTAATAGTATGCTTAGTATAACAAGCGCGATTCATCTTACGTAGAATTTCATCATCATAATGTTGAACACCAATTTGAACACGAGTTACACCCCAACGTCTATAATCACGTAGCGATGTTGGAGAAATATTATCAGGACGGGTTTCGATTGTTAGACCAATAATACGAAATGTAGCCGTTTCATTTTCATGAATCTCTTCTTCTAATGTTTTACAAGGACGTTCCATACCATATGTATTTGCAGAATAATAAAGTTCTAACATAACCTGTTCACGATACTCTTTTGGATAACTTTCCCAAGTACCTCCAGAAAGAATAATTTCCATTTTTTTACTATTTTTATCAGCAGAATTAATATTTCCAGTATGATAATAACTACGAATACGATCGTGAAATTGTCCCTTAACATCAAAATCATATTGTAATGCGCGTAACATTGCAGGTTCATTTGAAAGATATGAACGAGGTTGTGTTGGTTTTCCAGCTAAATCAGTTTCCTTTGGACAATAAGAACAGTTATACTTACAACTAAAAACGTGAGGTGAAAGAACTACTGTCACTACAAGAACACCTGAATGAGAACGAACAGCACGTTTAATCATCCAATGTTTAAAATTAATAGGAATATCTATAGAAGAAAAATGTTCTTCATAACAACTACGAATATCTGGCTTTGATGGTGCAATTTTATACTTTCTTTTTATATTATGTACTAACGTATCAATCTTTTTAGTATTTATATCTAAATTATTTTGAAGAAGTTCATTAACAAAATCTTTCAAAATAATAGGATTAGGTGATATATATTTATTTTTATACTCTTTATTATCCTTCTCGATAGATATTTTAACAGAAGTATTTGGTACGATAGATTCAATTTCCATTTTTTTTATAATAAAAATATATAATATATATAAAATAATGTTAAATTATCAATTTTTTTTTATTTAAAGAAAAATTAATATTTAAATTAATGGAACAATTAAAAAATATAGGTGATGATTTTTTTAATGAAAATATGTTTGAAGAAGCTATTGAAAAATATACATTAGCACTACATTTTGATTCTGATGATAAATATAAGATTTATTTAAATAGATGTTTATCATTTTATAAATTAAAAAAATATAATAAAGCTTTATCAGATGCTATTAAAGCAACTAGATTAAAACCAGACAATGCTAAAACTTGGGGACGTTTAGGTAGTTGTTTAAGTATATTAGGAAAAAAATATCAAGCTGTTTATGCATTTAAAAAAGCATATGAATTAGAACCTTTAAATGAAAATTATAAAATAGAATCTAATAGAGAAATAGATTTTAATGATTCTGATACAGAAGAGGAAGAGGAAGATGACAATAAATATAAAAAAGAAGAAGACGATGATACAGAAGATGAAGATAATAAAGATAAAGAAGAAGAAAACGGTGTAAAAAAAGGTGAAGAAAAAGACGATGAAGAAAAACATGATGAAGAAAAAGACGATAAAGAAGATAGTATAAAAAAAGAAGAAGAAAAAGAAGAAAATATTAATACTATAAATTGTATACCTAATATTGATAGTATGTTAAATAATAAAATGGTAAATAATATGTTTAATAAAATGTTATCTAATGAAGAATTATTAAAAAAAATATCAGAACAAAGTTTTCAAGATAAAATGTTATCTTATCAATCTAATCCATTTGAAGTATTAAAAGATAAAGAAATGATGACATTAATGAGTTCTTTTTTTGCTGAAAATAAAAATTAAATACCATCAATAACTTCTAATTCATCTTTATCTTCATTAAGATCAAATATAGGTTTACTAATATTTTCTTTTAAAATTTGTCTAATATTAATGTTATTATTAATATTAGAAACAAACAATCTTTCTCTTGTCGATTTTTGTTCACCTGTCGATTTTTGTTCACCTGTCGATTTTTGTTCACCTGTCGATTTTTGTTCACCTGTTGAATTTTCATTAGATATATAATTAATTGGGGGAAACCCTCCTTTAATTTTTTCCATTATATAAAAATAGAAAATATTTTTAAACTTATTTGTAATATATAGAACTAACCACTTTAGGAATTTTATTTGAACCATCAAATTCAAATTTTAAAAATACAGTTTTTGAAAGTTTTAATTCAGATGTAAAATTTTTAATAGTTTCATCAGTAACTTTAACTTCTCCTTGTAAGAAAATATATTTAACATTTGAAAAATTATCATATACAACTATAGGCAAATCTGTTAAATGACTTAAAATATAAAGTTCAACTTTACCATCTGTATTATAAGATGACTTTCTAAATTTATTTATAGTAGAATCAAAGAAATTTTCATCATCTTTAAAATATTTAATTAAAAATTTATTTATTTCTTGATTATTTTTATTATTTAAAATAAAATCAATAATATTTGCTTTTAATAAGTTAGTCATGGATGATTGTAAATCAGACGTGTATCCTAAATTTCTAGAATCATCATCATATAAAGGATTATTAATCCAATAAAAACAATTAACAAATCCTCTAATAATAGAATCATTATTTGATTCTATTTGTTGTATTAATTGTTTACCTAATTCAATTAATTCTGGAATATCTTCTTCAATAATTTGGGTAGTTTTAAATGTTAATTGTCTTTTTCCAATAATTGGAGCTTTATCCTTACCAAATATTTCATTCATAATTTTATGTATGTTAAAGTTAGATGATTTTATTATTTTTTGATTTAATCTATTTGAATATTGTGTATAATCTACAATATCAGATACATAATAATTATTTTCTTGTAAAATTTCTTTAAATTTAATATTATCTTGAACTATTTCTTCAATAACTCTATTTACATAATCTGCAGCCATAATATCATTCATTAACATTTTACAACTATCTTTTTCCCAAGCACAATGATGGTTTGATAAACATTTATTTTTAGTATTATTAATTTCACAATAATCTCTAACATTATAAATAATATAATCATCTAATTTAGGTAATTGTTTTATATAATGAGACATTGATAGATTTTGTTTTGCACCACCAGATAAACCAAATGTTGATATTATTTTTTTATCAATTATATTAAATAAAATTTTTCTTAATTCATATTTTTTTTCTTTATTTGGTATATTATTATTTCTTACAATACTTATAATTTTATCTTTTATTTCTTCATTTTTTTCTAAAAAGTAACTTAATTCTAATCGATATATATTATAACCCTCTGAATAAAATATTCTATTTTTAACACGATAAGTTCTATCATCTATTACAACTTTATTTTTAATAATTTCTTTATCTATATCTTCTTCTAAAGGTTGGAAACGTATAGATAACCCTAATTTTTTAATTACTTTACTAGATAAATATTCATTTTTAATTGGAATAATTAAATCATTATATAATAATAAAGATACTATTTTATACGTATCTCCTTTTTGTAAATCATAAAATACAGTTCTTGGAATAAAATCTTTATTTTTTAATTGATTACTTTTTTTAACTAAATAGTCTAACTTTTTAATTACATCATTAATTGATTTTAATTTTAATATTTCTTCTAAAAATATAAAATCATATTTATAATGAGTACCTGATGGTTTAACTGGTATTAAGAAATTATCATCAATTTCAATATATTTGCATTTATTTCTATTATCTATTATTAATTTTTTTATTTTAATATTTTCTTTTTCTAAATCCAATAATATATTTTTACAACATAAATCATTCGATATTGTTACTTTATTTAATAATTTATTTTGACAACTCTTTTCATAATAATAATTAATTTCAGTTAAAATTTTACTCATTAATGAATCTGAACGAATAAAAAATTTAGATAAATTAATTTTTTTATCTTTCTTTTCATCTTTTTGAACTTTATAAATTGGAAAATAATATTTATTTTCTTTAATTAATATAATAACATCTCTATTTTCATTAATCATAAAATCATTTTCAATATTTAAACAATTCATATAATATTTTTCTTTTGTTTGTTCTTTTTCTAATGCTTTTTTAATTAAATAAGTTTGTTTTTCAAGAACATAAAAATAAATACCATTTTTTGATAATAGACCTGGAATACCTAATAATTCGCCTGTAATATCATATTCAAGATAATTAGATGTTTGTATAAATTCTATAAAATTATCTCTAGTTGAAAAACTTTCTCTAATATCACCATTATTTAAAAATAAAAAGTATTTTTCATTTTTATCATTTTTAATAAAATTAATCATTTTATTTTTTAATTCATTTATATTAGTTTGATAAACATCAGCTATTGCAGCTAAAAAGTTAAATTTATCGTGTTTTACAGTAAATTTGAAAAAATAACCAGATTTTGATTCTAATAAATAATGATTTTTAATTTTATGATCATTTTTCCAAATTTGATTAAAAAATAAATCCAAATATTTTGGTAAATATATAAATCTATTATCTTGTACTTTATTAGTTTCTTGTAAAATATAAATTTTATCACCAACAGTTGAACCATCAGCACCTTTTTCATCTAATGTTGTTATTTTTTCACCAATACATTTTTTATAATATGTCATTTTAAATTTATTACCAGATGTTAATTGATCTTTTTTAAAACAACAAGGCATACATAAATCATTTGGATTATTACCTTTTGTTAAAAACCCAACATACATATGTTCTTTATTTTCATCAGGATTACAAGTAAAATAATTATATTTACCTTCATCGCCTAATAATTTTATAGCTCTAATAGTTACTTTTTCAATTTTACCTTTAATTTTAACATCAACTATTCTTTCGTAAAATCCAGATTTTTCATTTAATTTATATCCTTCTTTAATTAATTTATCAATTTGATCATCTTGAGAAATATCAGGTCTTCTTTTTTTATCATTACCACTATTTTGACAATTACGTGTCCATTGATTTTGACCTTTTTCTGGTTTATAACCTAACCTATTCTTATCTAATGCAGTAATAATTTTAACATTTTTAATAGATGTATCATAATCAACTATTTCAACAACTTTATTTCTTCTTTTAGCAATTTTATTTAAGGTTTTTAATACATCTTTTAATTTTTGATATTTCTTTTTTTTATATAAATATGTTTCAGAATACAAGTATATTAAAACTTTCATAAAATTTATAATTTCATCTAGTTGATGTTTATCTCTAGCACCAGTAATTCTAATTTTATATTTTTCTCTATCACGACCTTGAATACTTATATCTATACCGGGTGGTTTAGAACGTGGTAATGTTTTAAGAAATTTAATTAATTTATTTGATTTTTTAATAACTTTCATATATTTTTCTTTTACATAATCTAATTCTTTTGCAGCAAATTCTTGTGTAATGTTAAATTGTTTAGCAACTTCATCAATTAATTCTCTATCAGTTAATTCATAATTTCTTAAAAAATATAACATTCTTAAATGCATTTTAGTTCTATTTTCATATTTGGAAATTCTTTTATATCTTAAATATGTTCCATATTTTGAAGTTTCTTCTTCATTTACTATTTTTAAAGATTGTCTCTTTTTAGGTTCAATTACAAGAGAAACATATGGGAAAAAGAATCTTGCAAATTCAGATAAATCATTATGATTAATTTTAAATTTTTCAGGAATTGTAAATTTTTGAATAGTATTAATAAATGCAAATTTAAATCTATCATCTGGAGGTAAAATAAACTTAATTTTCTTATTTTCACTATTAATCTTTTTTAACAGACTTCTAACTATGTCATATGTTTTATAAATATCATCTATCGTTGCCCCATCCTCTTCTTTAAAAGTAATCTTATATTCTATTCTACCTGACTCATGAATATTAATTGAAATTATTTTATCATTTTCAAGTTTAACTTTAACTGAAATACCATATGGTGCATTTTCAAACCATTTAGACATTATATCTTGATTATCTATTTTTTCTGTTTTTGTATAAAATTTATATGTTATATTTGTATCAGGTGTTTGATATTGAATAAACGGATAATCTTGATTAACAACAAAATTATCAAAAATTCTATATAAATTAAATTTAACATCTGATGTTGTTCCAGTTATATTTTTAGGATCATATATATTAACATGTATAATTGATTGAATTATATGATTTTCAAAAAAATATTTTTCATAATCAGCTAATTCTGTTTTTGCTTTCTCAACATTTTCATAAATTTCTGTTTCTAATTTAACATCAATTTTAATTGTATTAAAAACATTATCAATATATTGTATTTCTTTATCATCTTTTCCATTTAATAAAGCTAATATATTTTCCATTCTTTCATAAGTAATACCAGGATAATAAATATTAACATAAACTTCATATAAATTCTTTTTACTTTCGGATTCTGGATTATAGTTTGAACCAAATTCATTATAGATATCTAACATAAATATTTCATTATTAGTAATAAATTTTTCATAAAAATCTAATATATTTGTTTCATCATCCTCTCTTTTAATTTTATATCCGAAAGAATCTTTTAAATATCCTAAATTATTTCTTAATTTTTCATAAACTTTAAGATTTTCATTTGGTTTAATATCAATTTTTAGTAATTCATTTCTACGAATCCATTTTTGACCCAACATAACTTGATCTATTTTTCCTTCAAATGTATATTCTGTCCAAAAATATTGTGCTTCTGGTAATAATTTTAAATTTTCATCAAATTTAGGATTCATTGGTATTGATACAGCTATTTTATTTCTAATTGTTTTAATAGTATCATCCATAAAAATATATTGCGATGTAATATATACTTTATTATAAACTTCTTCTAATTTAGAATCATATGTAATATTATCTAACGAATCATCATAATTTTTTGTTAATTTTTCGGTAGATTTTTCCCATTTTTTATCATTTAAAGCTTCACTAATTAATTTGGAAGTTTCTTTAATTTGTTTATTTGATTCAATATCAGTTGATATATACATTTTAGTTAATTCTTCTAAATTAAAATCACCTTCTACTTCTTCATCTAATTGATCTTCTGTTATAACTATTTCATTCTTTTCTTCTTCTAAATCAGATGGTATATTATCATCTGTAACTATTTGATTTATATCTAGTTCATCTAAATCTTCATATCCAGAATCAATATCTAATTCATCATCTGATTCTTGACCTCCAATTTGATCATAATCATCTACATCTTGCCCTCCAATTTGTTTATTATCTGGTTCTTCATCATCTGATACTTCACCTTCAAATTGCTTATCTAAATCAAGTTTTATTATATTTATTTTATTTTGGTTAAAATTAAATTCATTTATCATTTCTCCTCCATTTTGTTCTAATAAATTAGGATCAATAACTTGAAGAGTTGTGTCTTGTGGTATTTCTATAGTTTTTTCTAGTTGATAAGTTCTAAAATCTATATCATTTTTTCTTGTTAAAGTTTTAATTTTATTTTTTATTAATAAAAAATTATAATAAGAAGCAGAATATGAATATGAAACTTTTTTTACAACTGGTTCATTTAAAAATTTATTAACCCATTCTTTACTTAGTTTTGATTCAAGTGCTTTTCTTTTACTACTATTATTTTTTATATTATTAATTTGAAAATTAATATGATCACTTATAAAAAAAAATTCATACCATTTTTCTCCATAATAAGATTCTAATTGTTTAATTTCTTTTGTTGATAATAAATTAAATGTTGTTAATAAATCTTTATCTTGTATATTATTTAATATTTTTAAAAGCGATTCATCAATTATATTTCCTACAAATATATAAACTTTATATTGAATACGTCTATTATTATTTTTAAATTTGTGTATTATTTTTATTGGATTTTTCATATTATATCTTATGAGGAAAATAATTTTAATTAAAATATTTATTTATTATTTTAATTAAACTATTGATGATGATAATATCATACCGCAGTATTCCATATTATTAATTTGATAATCTACTTTTATATATAATCCCATATCTATAGCTTTTTCTGTTAAAAAGAAAAAAATTTTCTTAAAAAGATCATCATGACCTATTTCTGGACAAGCCATATGTGCCATTTCGTGTATTGCTACATACATTAATAAATTTATATCATGAAAATTACCAGTTACTTTACTTTTTAAACAAAAACCTAATTCTTCACCTTTATTTATTGTAAATGAAGTTAAATCTGACTCTGGTATATTTTCATAAATATATGTTCTTTCGTTATTAAAATTTTTTTCTAATAAATCTATATATTGTTCGTATTCTTCATAATTTTTTTTATTATTAATTAAATTATTTCTTAATTTATACATTCTATCTACTAAAGTACCTAGTAGATTTGCTGATTCTACTTTATTTTTATCATTATAAACCATAAATTTAACATTATTATTTGTTTCAACTAAAGTTAATCTATTTTTTTTAATAATATATAAAATATATATAAAAATTATTATTATAGATATTAAAATTGATTCTTTTATTTCCATTTTAATATTTATTAGAAAAAAAAACTTTAATTATTATTAAAAATTATTTCTAAATATAAATATATGGGAAATACAATAACAAAAGATAATGATACAATTAATTGGAATAATCTTAAAACTGATAATTTTTCTGATTCTTTAAATAATAAATATTTAAGTAATGATTCTAAATTATTATTAAGTAAATTAGATATAAATTTATCTAATATTCCAAATAATGAAACGGATAGTATTGATAATATTTTTTCAAAATATCAATCTCAATCTCAATTAATTTCAAATGATTTTAATACTACTACCTCTCTTGATAATAAAAATTCTGATCAATTATCAGAAACATCACCTTTTATTAGCTCAGAAATGTATAATTATTTAGTAAAAAAAAATCAATTAGGTGGTAATAATAAACAAAGAGGTGGTGGATTAAATAATGATAATGATGATAGTTCCACATCCGAAACATCTGAATCTGATTCTGATTCTGATTCTGATTCTGATAAACCTAAATCTAAAAAACCAGAATCTAAAAAACCAGAATCTAAAAAACCAGAATCTAAAAAACCAGAATCTAAAAAAACCGAATCTAAAAAAACAGAATCTAAAAAACCAGAATCTAAAAAACCCGAATCTAAAAAAACCGAATCTAAAAAAGATAAATCTAAAAAAACTGACTCTGACTTCGAATCTGACTCTGAATCTGAATCTGACTCTGAATTTGAAGCTGAATCTGAATCTGACCCTAAATCTGAAGAATCTGAACCTAAATATAATTCTAAATATTCAATTTCTAATTCTTCAGAATTATCTAAAGATTCTATTTCTAATAATGAAAATTTATCTTATATTTCTTCACCTGGTAATTCTTTAGATTCTGCAGATTCTGAATCTAATTCTGAAAAATTTTCGGGAGGCTCTATCTCTAATAATAATGATTATGTTCCACCTTCAAGCATAAATACATCTGATATAAATATGATTTCTGAAGCATCATAAAATAATTATAATAAATTAATATTAATATTAATTTATTTTATATTTCAATTTCTTTTAATTTATTTTTTTCTTTTTTAGTTGATTTCTTTTTTGGTTCTTCAATTGGTTCTTCAATTGGTTCTTCTATTAGTTCTTTTAATTTCTTTTTTGGTTTTTCTTCAATGGATTTTTTAATTGGTTCTTTAACGGGTTCTTCAATTAGTTCTTCAATGGGTTCTTTTAATTTCTTATTTGATTTCTTTTTTAATTTTTCTTCAATGGGTTCTTCAATTGATTCTTTAACGGGTTCTTCAATTAGTTCTTCAATGGGTTCTTTAATTAGTTCTTTTAATTTCTTATTTGATTTCTTTTTTGGTTTTTCTTCAATGGGTTCTTCAATGGGTTCTTCAATTGATTCTTTAACGGGTTCTTCAATTAGTTCTTCAATGGTTTCTTTAATTAGTTCTTTTAATTTCTTATTTGATTTCTTTTTTGGTTTTTCTTCAATGGGTTCTTCAATAGGTTCTTCAATTGGTTCTTTAATTTGTTCTTTAATTTGTTCTTTAATTTGTTCTTTAATTGGTTCTTCAATTAGTTCTTTTGATTTCTTATTTGATTTCTTTTTTGGTTTTTCTTCAATAGGTTCTTCAATGGTTTCTTTAATTAATTCTTCAATAGGTTCTTTAATTTGTTCTTTAATTTGTTCTTTAATTTGTTCTTTAATTGGTTCTTCAATTAGTTCTTTTGATTTCTTATTTGATTTCTTTTTTGGTTTTTCTTCAATAGGTTCTTCAATGGTTTCTTTAATTAATTCTTCAATAGGTTCTTTAATTAATTCTTCAATGGGTTCTTTAATTAGTTCTTTTAATTTCTTATTTGATTTCTTTTTTGGTTTTTCTTCGATAGGTTCTTCAATGGGTTCTTCAATGGGTTCTTCAACAACTAGTTTTTCATCAACTAATTCTTTTACTTTTTTAGTTAATTTCTTTTTTGGTTTTTCTTCAATTAGTTCATTTACTGGTTCATTTACTGGTTCATTTACTGGTTCATTTACTGGTTCATCAATTTTAATAATTTTTTTATTAACACGTGGTTTTTTTTCTTTAGGTTCTTTAGGTTCTTTAAGTTCTTTAAGTTCTTTAACTTTTTTTGGTTTATAATCATATTTTTGTTTATATTCATTAAATAATTCTTCAATCTTATTATCAACTAATTTAAGAAATTGAGTTGCTGGATTTTGAATTTGGTTCGTCATATAGAACAAATAATCAATTTCTTTATTATTTTGTTTAATAAATGCGGGTGTTTCAATTAACTCACCTTGTAATAACTTTTTCTTTGGATCATCATTTTCAACTTTGACAACTGCAAATTCAATTCTATCACCAGATTGTGGTTTATTACCAGGATCACGTAATGCTATTTTTTCGGCTAAGTACACATGAGCAATTCTAGTCCAATCTTTATAAGATTCTTTTAATTTTAAAGTACGTGATTGTAGAAAATATTTAATATCATATTTTCCAGCAAACATATCATCTAAACATTTTATTAAGAATGTTTTAGCACCAATAGGATCACGTTTATTAATAAGGATATCTATAATACCACCACATATTTCTTTTACTATTGGTGAATTATCACGACGTTTTAATACAATACCCATAAAATCTTGTTTATATTTATTTGGGTTATTTTCATATTTATTACCTACATATTTTTTTTTACATAAAATTAGAAAAGGCCAAAAAGTCTTTTCATATGCAAAATTATGTGGAAATGGTAAACGACTTTTAATTAATTCTCCCGATATTTTACCCATTTCCATAGATAAGTCTAAAGAACGTTTATCAGTAATTGCTTTTCCACCTTTATAAATTTCAATGTTAAAAACTTTTTTACCATCAACTAAATCCCACCAAGGTTGAATCCAATATTCTTTAAGAATAGTTAATGAAAAATTTCTAATTTTAGTTTCAATTGTAATACGTTTATTATTTAAATCATTAAATATTATTTGTTTTTCTTCTTGTTCTTTTATTTTAATTTCTATTTCTTCTTTGAATAAACTTGAGTCTAAACTTTCTTTTTTAATTTTTTCATTTAATTTTCTTAATTCTAAATTTATTTCTTTAATTCTATTACTATAACTTTTAATTGTTTCATCTGTATAATCATTTGCTGTTAGTCTAATCTTTCCTAATTGATATTGCGCCCATTGATTTAATTTATAATCCATATTAGGGTAATCTTTTAGAACAATTTCTTGAAGTGTCCATAACCAACTTAAATATGATTCTTCCATATATTCTTTTAAATATTGTTTTAATCTTTCATCAATTGGTATAATATTTTTCCAATGTTTTGGCACCGGTTGAACTTGAGGTGATATAGGTAATGATAAATTTGTAATTTTATCTTCTCCGTAATACTTATCATGTAATTGACACCATTTTTCTTGATATTCAATTGGTATATATGGTTTAATAAATTCTTTTGAAAATGCAATGATTTCTTTCCATATAATTAATGATTCTTTATCATCTACTTTTTCTATATCTTCTCTAAAACGATATGATGAAAAATTAGAATCGGTATTATGAACAATAATATTACCAATACCTGCTTGAAAATGATGATTACTTGTTGTTAAGTCATATACATATTCTTCTTGTTTTTCCCATTCACAAACAATTATTTCTTCATTTAATTGATTATTATAATCAACTATAAATTTATCATTATTATATTTAACATATGGTTGTTTTTCATTCATTATTAAATATAAATAATAATTCATTGCAAATATTTGATTATTTGATTCTTTTTGTATTTCATTTTTATTTAAAAATTTAATATCTTTAATTAATTCTTTTGTTGGAAATGATTCTAAAAGTTCTGTTTCATTTGATATTTCATTTGGTTTTATAATATTTCCATATTTATCTAATAATGAATGTTCGTCAGTAACAACAACAAAACCAGAATTAGAATTTATAGAATATAATTTTTTATTATTTGATAACTTATGACGAATTACACGTGTTATATCAGTCCAACCTTTTTCTGTCCAAGATTCATACTGTGTAATTTCACAAGATTCTTTTTCTTCTTTACCATTTTCTTCCATTGTTGTCCATTTAATTCCTAAATCAGATATTTTTTTAATTATTATTTTATTAGTATTTTTATTTCTTAATAATAATGGTGTATCTCCAATAACACTATCACCATACCTTACAACTGGTTGAGTAGTATTATATCTAATATCTTCCATAAGATATTTTTTAAGAGATTTAATAAAGTTTTCTGCATATTCACCTGTATAATTTTTAAGTTCCATTTTTACAAATTCCATAAATTTATCATTGTTATTTTCTTCAAGTGCTTTCTTCATACCATTAATTAACCAAGGTAAAATTTCTTCATCGTATTTTTTACCAAGAATTAACATTTCGCGACCTGTTGAAGTTGTACATGCAGCAATATCTCGTTTACATACAGGAGATGTTGCAGCACCTAATTGCCCATAGAGCGAATTAGCTGTTACTTTTAAAGCTATTTGTTTTGCATCATAAATTTTAGCTTTAAAAGGATTCTCTTCAGCTTCCATTAATTTTTTAATAATTTTACGTTCTTTTAATAGTTTATCAAGAATTAATGGAATAACTCCGAGTTTATTATTTTTTTTAGCATATCTACGATATTGAATACTACCATCTGAATCAATAAATTGCGCATTATAATATTCAATATTGGGTAAATTATCATAAATTTCATTTTCTACTATCGTTTCATGTGACATATTTTTTTGAATAATTGAAGAGGGATATAGTGAATTATAATCTTTAGTTACATAAGCTTCATAATCTACAGTAGGTACTGGGTCAAAAACAATAGCACCTTCATATGAATTATCTATTTCAACTTCTTCTAAATTTTTACTTTTACAAATAGGACAATTATATCCTGTTGTATCTTTATTACATATTTTACAATTTTTAAGTTTTTGCATTTTAATAACTGGAAATATATACCCTTGTTCTTTAAATTCTTTTAAACATAGTGAAAAAATTTTAATTCCTTGACCACGAATGAATAAATAAGTTAAAGGTACACTACATACATTAGCCATTTCAATATTCTTAGTAATAACTTCTAATTTATTAATTAATAGATTAACTAGCTTACAATCTTTCACACAATACTTGGCTACAATAGACCGATCTTGAGGACTTCCTCTTTGGAATTTAAAAATTTCTTTTGGTCCTACATCATCTTTTGCTTGAGACCAAAAAATTTTACCTCCTCCTGTTTCTTTTGCTAATTTTAAATCTTGTAATAAAAGATTATTATTTTTACCTTTTACATAAAGTTTTTTATTTGGTTTATCAATATTTGTTACAATATATTTTTCACCTACTTCATCTGATACAAAACCTTTTATTACTTCTAAGTGAATATAATCTTGTAAACAAACATCATCAACTGAAGAACATTCTAATTCAAAAATAAAATTATCTATTTCTTTAACATTTTTTACTTCTCCACGAATAAAATGAGCAGCTACATAATCAAGTTTATAACACGATAAACTGAAAGTTTTTTGAATATCTTTCATTAAATCGATATGAACTCGTCCAGGAGTATCCCAGAAACGAAGTAAGTTTTCACCTAATGCACTTGATGCTAATTTCATTTCTTTAAAGTTACAATAACGTTTCTTTAATTTACTCATAAAACTCATTTCTTCTTTAATACCCAATATTTGGTCTGCACGGTCATATAAATATTTTTCATCAAAATAAAAAATATTATAACCTGTTATAATATCACAATCTGAATCAATTAATTCTTGTTTAAAATCTAAAAATAAATTACCTTCATCATCAAATGATTTTAATATTGTTTTTTCATCAAAAGGAGCTGTTTCATTTAAACAAGCAATATATTGACGATATGGTTCTGATTGACCTAAATAAGTATAAGTCACACCAATTTGAATTACTTTATCTTTTTCTCTATTAGCTTGAGGAAATTGACCATCATGAGAATAACATTCAATATCAAAGGAAGCAATACGCAATGGAGCATTTACATCCTTTTGTATAGGATTTAAATCTCTCCAATTTATTTCAAGTTCAATATCACAATAACTTTCTTTTAATGATTCATTTTTAACTTGTATATATATTGAAGTTTCTACCCAAGCACATCCTGAAATATTTCGATTATGAAAACAACGAAACATTGGCGGTAAATTAGCTTCATATGTTTTAAATTTATATTTTTTAAATTCAAAATCTACTTCATTTTCTTCAAAAAACATTCTAAACTTTTTCATACCATCAGCATTATTAAAAGTTAATCTAGCAAATTTAAATTCTGAATCATTGGTAAAACCTTCTGCTTTCTTTGCTTTTATATATTGTATGTCAAGTAATGTAGATTTAAATTTTGACCAAATTTTTTTATTATAATAACTTAATAGATATTCTTTGAATTGGTTTAATTTAATTTCAATTTTTGTTTTATCTAAACTAATCCAATTAGATGGTAGTTCAATATAAAAATAGGGAGTAAACTCGGTAATTTTTGCATATACTGATTTACCATTCATTGTTCTACCAAATACATGTATAATAAATTCACCCATTTTTTTATTATTATCATTGTCATTATCTTCATCAGATGTTTCTATATAATGATCTTCTAACCAATCATAAATTTGAAATTCAATACTATGTTTATCATTCATATTATAATTAATTACTATTATTTATAATATCTTTATATCAATTTTTTAACTTAACAAAGTTTAATTTATTAATTTAATCCATTCTTTTGCCACTTCTTCCCAATTAATTAATAATGGTGATTTTTTAATTTTGTCTCTATATCCATTTAATAGTTCTGGTTGCTTCATTAATTGACTAATCTTTAATGCAATATTTTGATAACTTCTACTATCTGTTGGATTTAAATCAAAATGAATACCTTCTCTATCTTTAAATACACCAAAATTAGATAATAAAGGTATACATCCAGTAGCTAAACTTTCACGAATTGAAATACAATCAATTTCAATTGGAGTATTTGTTACATATAATTGAAAACTCGAACGATGTTTTTCTCTTGCTATAATTTCTAATGGTTGTCTACCATGGTCCATAACACCTGGTTGTGATAAAACTTCTCTTAATACATTTACAGATTGTTCATCTTTTATATTTTCCATACCATAATATACATGTAGTTCTGCTCTAGGTTCTAATTGATAAATAATTGGCCACATATATTTTACTATTTCAATAATACCTCTTCTATAACAACTACAATAACAAAAGCGAAAAGGTTCTCTTTGAATTTTTTCTTTATTTTCTAAAAATCCTTCTACTCTAATACCATTAGGTATAATTACATATTTATCAGATGATATTTTAGTATCACAACATTTTTCAAATTCTTCTTTATGAAAATAACTCTTAAATAAAATTTTATTTACTACTTTTTTGCCATATTTTTCCCAAGATTCTGGAAATTGTCCACCAAAGTTATCGTGACAATCTAACCAAATTTGTTTAGCTTTAATAGGATATGGAGCACCACACCATAAACCATATAATCTCCATAAAATTACAATATTATGTTCATCCTCAAATCTAAATTTTTTCCAACTTATATAATCAACACCATTAAAGTTAATTTCAGGAACTTCACCATAAACGGCTACCCTTTTTCCCATTTTTACCCAATTATTAACTAAATTAACAATTGCTTGTTCAGAACCACCTAATGACATATCACGAGGATCCCATTTAATTGAAAAACCACCAGCAAAATAGATAATGTCGTATTTTGATTTTTCTGGTTTTATAAATAATTGTTTATATTTACTATAATAAGGTTCCTTAATATATTTATGAATATTTGGAACTTCATTTAATGTTGGATTAAGTTTGTGAGTACCGCCAACTAAAAGTTCTCTTTTATTAAATGTATTTCCATCATGACTTGATACAATAATAGTATGTTCTGATTCTAATTGAACCATTTGTTGTGAAAATTCTTTAGTAAATGAAGCTTCTTCTGCCATTTCTTTATGTGAATCGTGTGTATTATTTTCTAAATATTCTTTCTTCCAAGCCATACAATTATTTGTTGAATGATTAGGATTAAATTGTTTAAATTTATATAATCTATCTAAAAAGTAATCGTATATCATTACGGCAGAACAACCTGCGATTTTAGCAGGTGAATTTATTAATTTATCAACTGCGTGTTCAATACGATCTGGAAAATAATAATCATCATCGTCAAATACGACAGTAATATCACCTTTACATGTTTTATTACCTCTATTACGTAATTCACCTAATTTAACATTAGCCCATTCAACATAAACTATTGGAAAATCTAAATCAGAATTTTCTATAAATTTTTTTATGTTTTCATTATTTAATATTGCATCTTCTTGTGTTTTACTTCCTTCTACTATTACCCATTCAAAAATATTTTTATAAGTTTGTTCCTTAATTAAATCTCTTGCAATTTCTAAACAACTAAATCTTTTTAATTGTGTTATTGTAATAATTGATACAGTTGGTTGAAGCTTGTTGGTTAATTGGTTATTTAATTGATTATTTTTATGTTTATTCTTACCCATTAAAAATAATTAAAAAATATTCTTTAAATTAAATTTTTTTATTTTTTTACTTTTTTACTTTTTTAACTTTTTTTTGAGATACATTATTATTTTCTTTTTCTTTTTTAATTTGTATCCAATTATCATATGCATTTTCAAAGTCATCTAAATCTATTAACCATAAATCATGTGGTTTCATTTTAACTAAAGTATCATATTCAGTTTGTTTTTCTTTTTCTTGTTTCTTTAATTCTTCAATTTTTTCTTGAGTTAAATTATAAATAGGCATACTTAATAAATAATTATACGAATCTTCAATCTTAATAAACTTTAATTCAATAAGTTTTTCTTCAATTTCAGATTTCTTTTTATTATTAATTTCAAGTTTCTTATTAATAATCATTAAAATGAATTTAACTTTAAAACTTATTAATTTAAGGTAATATTCTAAATTTTCTAATTTATTATCTTTTCTTTTTTGATACAAGTCAAGTCGAACATCATAAAATTCATTAATAATATCATAAATTGTTTCATAACGTGTAATAGTTCCATTATAATTATATAAATGCATATTACCTAGAGAAAAACGTTTATTTAAATGGAACATTTTTTCTATTTTAATACTATCTAATTCTTCTAAAAAGTTATCTTCAAATTCAAGTTCAAAATAAACTTTTGTATCAGTATTATTATCAATATATCCTTTGAATGGATTATCTTTCTTATCTTTTTTACTACACACATCTTGTAACATTTTTTCTAAAAATTCTTTATAATCAGAAGTCCATTCACCAATAGGTAATTCAGTTATAATTAGTTTATTACCTTTAATTTTCCATGTACCAGAAACAGTATAAGATGTTTCAAAACTCATATCGTTTTTATTATCTGTTATACTACCAGTAAAACCTTGCCACCAAGGTTTTAATGTTTCGATTGGTTTTCCATTAATTTTATTACGAATACTTTTAACAATATCTTTAGGATTAAAAGGTGGGATAGTTGTTGAAAAACCAGTTCCAATACCTTTAGTTCCATTTATAAGAATCATCGGAATAATAGGAGCATATGTTTCTGGTTCAATTGGCATTCCATCATCATGTTGTTTTTTTAAAATTGGTTCATCATCAACCATAAAAATTTTAGTTGTTAAATCTTCAAATTTAGTCCAAATATAACGAGGAGATGCTGCATCTTTACCACCTCTTAAAATTGTTCCAAATTGACCATTTGGTTTAAGAATATTAATGTTATTTGAACCAACAAAATTTTGTGCCATACCAATAATTGCACCATTAAGTGACATTTCACCATGGTGATAAGCTGCTTTATCTGATACAAAACCAGCTAATTGAGATACTTTAACTTCATCTTTATCTAAACCACGTAAAAATGCACCATATAAAATTTTTCTTTGAGATGGTTTTAACCCATCTAAAATTGAAGGTAATGAACGTTTATTATCATCAATTGAAAAATGTTTAAAATCATAATGAATAAAATCAGAATATGAAACTTTTTTATTTTCATATTTAATAATTTCATTTTTATCATAGAGCATTAACCATTTTTTACGATCATCTGCACGATGTTTTTCAAATGCTAACGTTATTGCATTATTATCCGGATGTATTTTTCCTTTATTTAATTTGTCTTTATTTAATTCTTTTTTATTTAATTCGTCTTTATTTAATTCATCTTCATTTAATTCTTCTTCATTTAATTTGTCTTCATTTGATTCGTCTTCATTTGATTCGTCTTCATTTGATTCGTCTTCATTTAGTTCTTCTTTATTTAATTCTTGATTTACATTTTGCCAAAAATAATTAATTAATTTATCTTCAATATCTACAAAATAATCTTTTGCTTCATCACTTGTTGATGTACCAAGACCCTTATAATATTTAGTTTTATATCCTTTAGCATCATCTGATTCTTTCCAATCATCATATTCGGCTAAATTATAAAAAATCTTTACATGTTTACCCTTAAATGCTTTTACAATTGGTGTAGATAATGATGTAATAAAATTTTGCCTTTCTAATAATGACGGCCATGTACAATGCACAAAATTCATAAATAATCCTTTAATATGAGATCCATCAACATCTTGATCAGTTAAAATTAAGATACGACCATATCGTAATTGATTAAAATTATCATCTACTAAATAATTAACTCCCATACGCAGACCAACAATTTTTTTTAAATTATTAATTTCTTCATTATCAGATAATTGTTTTACAGTTGCTTCTCGAACATTTAGTAATTTACCTTTTAATGGGAATACACCAAAATAATCACGTCCAATTATACCAAGACCTGCCATTGCAAATGCTTTTGCTGAATCTCCCTCTGTTAGAATAAGAGTACATTTATATGATTCTTTTGTGCCTGATTTATTAGCATCTTCTAACTTGGGAATACCAGTAAGCTTGAGTTGTTTCTTTCCATCTGTTTTCTTAAGATTACTATTTTCCTTAAACTTAATTAATTGAATTATTTGTTCAACAATACCACATTTAGCAAGTTTTTTCAAAAATGCTTGAGATGGTTCATATTTGGAACCAAATTTATCTACTTTAGTAGTCAATGTATCTTTAGTCTGTGATGAAAATGCAGGATTGATAATAGTAGAATTTATGAAAAAAATTAAATTTTCTTTTAGTAATGCTGGAGTAACTTTAATATCTTTATCTTTCTTTTTAATATAATCATTAATAAGAATTTTAATGATATTGTCAATTACGTGATTACAATGAGTTCCTCCACGATAAGTTGAAATACTATTTACAAATGATATTACTTCACCACCTCCATCAGGCTTGTATAAACAAGCAATTGACCATCTATCTCCTAAATCATAATAAATTTCTTCTTCTTTGTAATAAAGTTCAACATATGATTTAAATGTATTTGTTTCTACTTTCTTATCATTAAAATATACTTTTAATTTACCATCTGTTACACCTGCAATATCAATAACACGACGATGACATAATTTAAGATGATCGTTATTTAAATTTTTAATTTTAAACCGTGCAAAATCAGGATAACAAGTTACTTTAACATATGATTTTTCATTTTTGTTTTTTGATATTATTGCTTCTTCTGCTATAGACATATTCTCTTTCCAAATTTGAATAAATTTTTTATGTCTTTTTGCATCAACAATTTCAATAATAAATTTTGTAGAAAATATATTTGCTAACTTACTTCCATATCCATTACGACCACCTGTTGTTCTTTCTTCATCGTCATTATAGTTTGAACTTGTTAAAAGTTCTCCAAAAATCATTGTAGGAACTAACATTTTATGTTCTGGATGCTCTTCAATAGGAATACCTTTATCTCCATTATTCCAAACACTAATATATCCTTCTTCAATATTATATTCTACTTTAATAGTATCACAAGATTTATCATTTACTGAAGCATCGCGTGCATTAACTAATAATTCATCAACTATTTTAAGAAAACCTGGAGTAAAATTAATGTTTTCTTTTATAATTTTATCTTCATTAACAACATACAATGGTTCTATTGTTGGTTCTGTATCACCCACATAAGTATCTGGTCTAATTAAAACGTGTTCTCTAGGGGTTTTTTTATCATATTTAAGAGTATCTGATTTACTATTTTTAGACATTAAATACTTAAATTATGTATGTCTTTAAATAATTTAATCAATTTTTTTAAACATTTAATTTTAACTAATTAAATATATAATACCAAGAACGTTCAAAAAAATGTGCCTCGGGTGGTTCATTATGATGTTTTACTTCTAATATTAATTTTTTATAATATTCAATTGGTTTATTTATTATATTTTCTTTTTTAACAGCAAATATAGCATTCCAATAAATATATATTGGATCTGGATAATTTATATCTATATTATTTTTAAACCATTCTACAAATGTAATTGGATTATTATTTTTATAATTATCCTTTAAAAAATAACCATCTTTACGTAAATTCCATGTTTTATTACAATGTCTATTTCTTTGTACATATTGTATATTAAAATTTTGTGATTTATTATGTTGTAATGCTTCATTTTTAATATTTATTAAATAATTTACCCCACCATCTCTGTGATCAGATATTCTTGCTTGTGTAAAAACTACTACATCGGGTAAATTAGAATAATTCGTAATTATATAATGTAAATAAGTTTCACTTTCTCTTCCTACATTTTCTAAAAATATTTCATTATTAATATCTAATTTATCACCTTTATTGTATATTATACAATTTGACATTTCACTATTTAACCAGTCAATATTTTCATTATATCTTGCTACTATAATTTTATATGACATATATACATATATAGATATGTATTACATTTTTACGCAATTAAAAATCTACCTAAAAGTAATTTAGATATAAGATTTAATGGAAATAAATTTAGATAATGAAAATAAAATAAAAAATAAAAATTTTTTAGAAGATAAACAATCAGAAGAATATGAAAATTTCTATAAAAAAGAACAATTAAACGTTTCTTTAATTAATATTGATAGTATGTTTAGAAATAAAAGTCCAAAAAATATTTATACATCATCAATAAATTATTTACCTAAAGATCCAATTACTTTTATACAAGATTTACAAATAATTGAAATTAATTATCCTAATAATGGATTTAAAGAAAATGATAGAATTATTATTCAAAATGTTGAAGGAAAAAGTTGTATTTTGAGTGGTAACATTTATTTATTTCAAAATTATTCATATTGTTTTATTAATATAAATCATGATTATACAACAAATTATAATAATTTATTAAATAAACTTCAAATAGAAATTAGTGTAATTAATCCTGAAATGTTAAATGATAAAAAATTTTATGGTAATATACCAATAAATTCTCTAATTGGTATATTTGATATTAATTTAGCTTCTATTGTTAATCAGACTAACGAAATACCACAATCTATTCTTACATTTTTTAATAGTTCATCAGTTGAAAGTTTAGATTCTTCTTATATTTTAATTAAATTACCTTTTAATTATTTCTCTTATGATAATCAATATATTGAAGTAACTGATTTTTTTAAAATATCATTTAATGATTTATATGGATTACCTATTAATGCAATTAATGCAGATTATCCAATCAATTATCAAAAATTACAAGGTTATCATGAAGTATTATCTATTTTAAATAAAGATATTTTTACAATAAAAACAGGTTATATAGCTTTAAAAAATGGTATGGGAGGAGGAACAAAAATTCAAATTATGAAAATTCTAAATATTGAAGAGGGATATCCCGATGCAAATAATTATACAATTAAATTAAAAAAGAATTTTAATAATGTTGTTCGTATTGAACTTGTTAGTACGGAATTTCCATTTATTGATTATTTAATTAAAAATTCTGGTCCAAATAAAAATAACAAAATATATTGGAAACATTTAGATGATGGTAATTATATTTATTCTACTGAAATTCCTGAAGGAAATTATGATGGACAAAATTTAATATCTCTTTTAATGAAAAATATGAATGCAATAGAAAGAATAACATCAACAACTGAAAAAAAAATATTTAATGACTTTTTAATTAGTTATAACTCATTTACTCAAGAAGTAAATTTTTCTGCATTTAAAACTGAAAATATACCTAATTCATTAAAAGTAGATATAATAACTATTAATAATATTCAATATTTTAGATTAATTGTAAATCATCCAAACAATTTAGTTGAAATTAATAATTTAGTTACTATTTCAAATGCATCTGCAATGGGTATTATTACATCAAATTTTATAAATAAAACACATACTGTTTTTGAAATTAATAAAAATAATAATAATTATTCTATTTTACTTGGAACTATTAATCAGATTTCAACAAGTACTGACTTAAAAACTACTTTAACAGATTCAGGAGGTGGTGCTATAAATATTAAAACTAAAGCACTTATAAGCTTATTATTTAATTATAAAGATACAATAGGAAATATAATTGGTTTTAAAAATGTTGGACAATCAAATGCAATAACTCCTTATAAAAATACAATATCAAATTTTGATTCATATTTAAATGATACAAAATTAAATACAGTTGGAAATATAGTTGACACATCATTATTATTAAATTTTACAGGTAATAATAATTATTATTTATTATATTTAAATGATTATGAATTAGTTAATAATAGTTATAATCAATCACCTGCATTTGCCAAAATTTTATTATCTGGTACACTTGGTGATATTTTATATAATACATTTATTAATTTTCCAATAGAATTTGATTTTCCTATTTCAACATTAAATGAAATTAAAATTAGAATAACATATGGAGATGGTTCTTTACCTGATTTTAGAAATATTGATCATAGTTTTACATTAAAAATAGTTGAATTAGTTAATTTTCCAAAATATACTGGTATTAATTCAAAGAAAACAAATTTTATTTCTACTTTAAAAAAATTAAAAATGTAAATTATAAATACTTTGAATTATTCTTCCTTGGTTAATATTGAATTTAAATACATTCTCAATAACTACTAACCAATTTAATATTGTTTTGTTAACAAATATATCAAAATATGAATTAATTTCTTTAATAGTTGTTTTGAAAAATGGGGAATCTTCAGGAATAGATAATGACGGATTTATAGTTAATAAGTTAACAAGAGTATCAAATATTTCTTTTGTTGATTGTGGTGAAAATAAAGTTTCTTCTTCTTGATTATCAAAAATTTGAACAGCATTTAATACAAGTTTTTTAGAAACATGATTATACAAAATAGTTTCTATTGATTGATTATCTTCTTTTAATATTTTATTAGTTAAACAATAATTTACTTTGTCTAAAATGTCACTATCGGTATCAATTACATATATTGTTTTAAAATAATATGTAAGTATTTTATTTAATAACATAAAATATGGAAAACAAATAAATCTTTCTGTCATAAATTCTAATAATTCTTTAGAAAATTTTAATACTTGATTGTATTCAGTATACTTATTAAAAGTAAAGTAAATATTACTTATTTTATTAGTTATTTCATAAAATTTTGATAATTGTTTTACATCTAATGAATAAGTTGATTTAATATTTTCTAATAAATTATTTAAAATTATTTGTTCAATTGTAATAATTTTAAAAGTTAATAAATCACACGAATTATTTAAATCTATATTTATAAATTTTGATAATAATATTGTTAAAATATTATTTTCTAACTGTTTATATCTTTTTAATATATTTTCATCATCTAAATCTGGATTACCTATGTATTTGGTAGTATTTATAATTTGCTTTTTATAATTATTATTTGTATCCTTTAATTGTTTCATTTTCTTTTCTAGTATTGTTTTATATTGTTTATTTGTTTTTTGTAAAGTATTATTTATTTTTTCTATTTCTATATTGTTATTATCAATTATATTTTGTACTATATTATTTCCTAATTTTTTATAAACTCCTAAAATATTTATTTGTTTATTAATAAATAAATAGGTTTTATAATTAGATTTATTTTTTTCACAATCTAAAATATTTATATTTATATCTTCCTCTTCATATATACTTTCACTTAAATATTGATTTGCTATATATGTTATTACATTAAATGAATCTTCTAAATATAATGAAACATTATTTCCAAATTTATCATTACTTAATATTAATGTTGTAACCTCATTTTTTTGATATGATACAAAATTTTCAATCCAATCTTTATATTCATCTTTACCATTTGTTAATTTATGTGTATGATTATTTAATTCTAATAATAAAAAATTATATGGATTAACTTCTGTAAACTCGGTGTAATTTAGATATTTTATATCTTTTAATAAATGTGGTATATGATTTTTTAATAATGAAAAAATAGGACTTTGGTTATTAGAATCTAAAATATATGGATTACTATTATTCTCTAATAAAATTGTATAAATTTTATTATTAATTATCAATTCGTATTTTAATTTTAAAATTTCAGAATTAGCATATTCGTCAGGATAAATTATAAATTTATCTAATTCTGGTTTTTTAACTTTAGAAAATTGATATTTATAAAAAAAATGTTTAATACCATTAGTAATTTCATCTATATTCATATTCAAAATAAGCTCTTGAGGTGCTAATATTAAATTTGTATTATCAGGTGTTAAAGGTACTAAATTCTTTTTTTTAATAACTTTATATAAAATACGATTAGTTTGTGATTCAATATAATATTTCATTTTTTCTTTAATTAATTCTTCTACTATTTTAGACATAAATAAATAGGTCATTATATCATTATCAATAAATATATCTGTAGGATTATTAATATTAATATATTTATTTAATTCTTTTATCTTTTCAAATATGTTTCTATCTCTATCTCTATTATCATATAATTCTACTAATAATAATTTAATATTATATGTATAAAAATCTTTTAATTTTTCAATAATTGATGGAGGTAAATTATTTGATTTTGATTGTATAAAATTGTTTGGTTTAATTATATATTTACCAGATATTATATTATTTTCTATATTTTCCATAACACGTAAATAACTATCAGCATTTCTAATATTAGCTTGTATATTATTTGATATATCTATAATTACAGTTTCTGTAGCTCCATCTGCATCATATTCAGTATTTAAATCTATTGTATTATTTATATCATTAAAATAAATAAATTTACCACCATTCTTTTTATCAAGTAATGGCAATAAATAATAATTAAATTTTGGTATTTTATATATTTTTTTAGATAAAAATAAATAATGATATAATAAAAGATAAGCATTATATTCATTAATATGTTTAATAATATTATTAATATCTATTTTTATTTTACCATCATCTAAAAAATCATATATAAAACTTAAATATATATAAATATCGGTAAAAGCTTCACTTAATTTTGAATTTGATTCAATAATAGTATATAAATTTTTTTCAGATATAGCAGAATATAATAATGTAGATAATATTTTTTTTATTTTATATTGAACATAATTTTCTGCATTTTTTACTATGTCTTTAATTGGTGGTCTATATTTTTTCATGTCAAACTTATAATATTCAAAAGTTTTAGCAGTAGTAAAAGGTATAGTAGGATTTACTAAATAATTACCAATTAGAGGTAAAATTTTTTTTACTGCATCAATAGTATTATTTGTTAAAAAATTATATCTTTGTTTAGGATTAGAATTTATTATCATTCTTTTATTTGATATATCAAAAAATATACCTTTACTAATATCAATATTAATATTAATATAAGGTATTAATCCTTTGTAATATAAACCTAAATGTTTAGATTCTTTTAATTTTTTAATAGGTGTAATTACATTATTTTTTTCTTGGTCCATTATAACATATAAATAAGGAATTAAATGTAAATTATTTTTATTTTTAATCAAATCAAAAATGTGATTTTCTAAATTACCAGATGGTCTAGTATAATAATTAGATATATTACTTATTATATTATTACTTAAATCATCTATTTTAACATATATAGAATTACAAGATATATCATTATTAATACAAGAATTATTTATATAAGTTATTAAAGATACACTATCTTGTATTAATGGTTTATTTTTCATATTTTTTATTGCTTCTGTAATTAGAGAGACTAATTCAAAAAATATATTTTGTTTATTTTCAACAGGAATTAACATACTATTAATTTCATCTAATTTATTATTAATATCATCAATATATTTATTATCAATAGGTATACTATAATGATCAATATTTTCTAAATTATCATGTAATAAAACTTTTATAGAAGCCTTAATTCGGTCTAAATCTGTTGGTCCTGATTGATTTAAATATTTTTCAATAAAATATTTTTTTATACAAGTCTTAATAGCATTATCAATTGTTTGCTCCTCAATATTTAATGCAGAAGCTAATATTGATATCATAAAAGACATTTGTCCAGTTAATTTAGTTGGATGATTATTACAAACATAATCAGAAAACATAGCATAGATTGCAGAAGCTTTATTTTTATGACTTAATAATTTTTCCCATTTATAATAAAAATATTTTAAAAATCCTACTGCTCCTGGTGGTCCTCCTGGTGGTCCTCCTGGTGGTCCTCCTGGTGGTCCTCCTGCATCACTAGCATCATCTGCATCACTAGCATCATCTGCATCACTTGCATCACTTACATCACTTACATCACTTGCACCATCTACATCACTAGCATCATCTGCACCACCTGCATCACTTGCACCATCTACATCACTAGCATCATCTGCACCACCTGCATCACTTGCACCATCTGCATCACCTGGTAGTCCTCCTGGTAGTCCTCCTGGTAGTCCTCCTGGTAGTCCTCCTGGTAGTCCTCCTGGTAGTCCTCCTGGTAGTCCTCCTGGTGGTCCTCCTGGTAGTCCTCCTGGTCCTATTGCTGCTATTGTAGCATTTAATTCTTCTAGAATATTATTTAAATCCCAATTATTAATTTTATAATAAGCCATTTTAATTATCAGATGATCAAAGAATTGTCCTACAGAACTAGCTGTAGATTTAAAATTAGAAATATCTAAGTTTGTTACATCTTTATATCCATTACTAAAATTGCATAATATATACAATATTTTATCATTGTTATCAGTAGTATCTAAAAGTTTATCAATAAAATCATAATTAAATGATATATCAATAATTCGCGAACCTCCCATAAAAGTTAATTCTTTCCAATCAATAATATTATCAGCATAATCAACCGCATTTTCATCAAATATTTCATTTTCATTAAAATTATCCCAATCATTTTTAATATCTGAAAATGGTTTATTTATAGTTAAAGTATGTCCACTTATATCTTTAAAATAATTTTTATGTTTATGTTTCTTATAAAATTTTGAATAAAGATTATTTATTATTTTTGTATTTTCTGCATCAATATCAAAAGGGTTATCTAATACATCAGTATATATTTTTTTACAAATATTTTTTATCTCTTTTTTATTATCTTTAATTTTGTCTTTAATTTGTTCTTTTATATTTATATTTTTAAGAGTACTAAAATTATTACCACTAAAATCATAAGAATTTTTTTCTTTTTCATGAATTATAATATCTGATGATTCAGAGAAATTTGACCATTTTTCTTCAACAATTGGTTTTATTTTATTTTTAAATATATCAAATTCTTCTTTTATACTTTTAAAATAATTAATTTCTCCAGTTTCTGTTATTTTAGTTGATATTTTTGTATATAATTCAATAGAGTGCTTTTTTATTTCATTATCAAATACTGTACTATGAATTGTTTTTTCTATTGATTTAATAAAATCATTTTCTTTTATTAACTCCCAAATTTGTTTTTTAATTTCTAATAATGTCTCTTTTCTTTTTATATCTACATTTTTTTGAGGTGGAATAAAATCTTTAATTTCTTTATCTGATTCTAATAATTTAAGTTGTCCTTGTAAAGCATAATGAAATGGCGTTGCTCCATAATTATCTTGATAATTAACATTAACACCGGTTTCAATTAAATATTTTACAATATCACCATATTGCATTTTACAAGCTAAATGTAAAGGTGTTTGATTTTCTTTATTTGGTTTATCTGGATTTACATCATTTTGAATTAAAAATTTAATAATATTAAGGCGATGAAATTCTTTTTTTAATATATTTTCATTATTAATTGCTTTATGAATTAAATTTTCTCCATTTATATCATTAACATTTAAAGGAACATTATTAACCATAGAAAATTGTTTAATCTGTTGAGTATCCATTAGATTCATTAAAGAAAACAAAGATTCTATTTTCTCTTTAGGTATAGTTAAAATTGGTCTATATGGTTGATTAATTAAATCTACTTTTTTTGCCATTAATATATATCATAAATAAAATTTCATTAAATTATTTATTTAAAAAATTAACTATATATATATTAATGTTAAAATACGGGGATATATCATTAATAAATAATGGAAATTCTAAATCTTTAGTTCCAAGAAATTTAACGTATAGACAAAAAGAATTATTTAAATCAAATATTGATGATTCTGAGATTTTAAATATAATTAATACAAATACTATTGAAAATATAAATACTAATAATATTACATCTGATAATGCTAATGTAAATATTATAAATACTTCTATTTTATATGTAGATTTAATTAATAAAAAAACATCTACAGATAATCAAATTATAATTAATAATAAATTACAAATCACTAATCAAGATTTATCTTTTAATTATTTATTATCTAATGATAGTATTTTTAAAGCAAAATCATTAAATATTCAAATACCAGAAATAAAAATAGAAGGTTATCTTGATTTTTCTAATAATAATATTAAATTTTATAAACCATTAGATTTATCTGCAAATGGTATTATTAAATTTGGTTCTAATTTACAGATTAATAATGGTTCTTTTAATGTGATTACCATTAATAGTACTAGTATTGATACATCAGCTAATATTAATTTATTAAATAATACACCAAATATTAAATTTACTACAGGTAATGAATTAATTATAAAAGATACTACTAATTATATTGGTTTTTTAAATAATAATATTAAATTTTATAAACCATTAGATTTATCTGCAAATGGTATTATTAAATTTGGTTCTAATTTACAGATTAATGATGGTTCTTTTAATGTGATTACCATTAATAGTACTAGTATTGATACATCAGCTAATATTAATTTATTAAATAATACACCTGAGATAAAATTTAATGATAGATTAAAATTATATAATACTACCTATAGTGATAATTCAAGTAATGCGATTCTTGTATATAATACTAGTTCTAATGATTATGAAAAAAAATATTTAAAAAAAGTTACAATAGGTATTACAGATATATCAATGAATGTATATTTTTGTAATATTATTAATAATTCTACGGATAGTTTAACATTTACAGGTAAAATTGTGTCAGTTTCAGATATTAGTAATTCATCACATATTATATTTCAAGGGTATTCTAGAATAATAGATGGTACTAACACCGTTTTTTTTACTACAAATATATTATTTTCATCTTATCCTACTAATTGGACTATAACAACAATGACATTAATAAATAATAATCTAGTTATGGTAATTTCAGATGACCCAATAATTAGTACAAAAACTTCAAATTGGGTAATATCATTGGAAAGTATTTCTATTTAACATATTTAGTTAAATTAATTATAACAAGGAACACATGAAGAAGACTAATTACTTAAATTTACGCATTTACCATTTACCTCACATGTATTATTTTTAATAATATAATCTCTTTCTTTATTAATAATACTATCACCATTTTTTTGTAAAAATAAACGATAATCATGACTAGAATTTATATCATTTTTATCTTTTAACATTTGATCAATAATATTAAATCTTACATAGTTTGTGATAAAACGACCATCTTGCATTAATGCAGGGCATCCATTAGACCAGTATCGATTGTCCATTATATAATTATAATTAGATATTTTTTCTTTATTAATTAATTCTTAGATAATTCGTCAATTAAGTCTTGTTTAGTTTTCTTTTTTTGTTGTCCATTAACTTTTTTATCTAAACTTAATTTTTTTTTTTTTGCTATATTTTGTAATTCATGATATTTCATTTTAGATAATATATTTGAATCACTTTTTTCACTGTTATTACTTTCTGAAATTACTATTTGTTCAGAATCACTTATTACTATTTTTTGTTCTAAATCAATTATTATTATTTTTTGTTCTAAATTATTATTTTCTGAATTATTTTTTTCAGTATCATTTATAATTTGTTGTTCTAAATTATTATTTTCTGAATCATTTTTTTTAGTATTATTTATAATTTGTTGTTCTAAATTATTATTATTTTCTAAATCACTTTTTTTAGTATTATTTATAATCTGTTGTTCTAAATTATTATTATTTTCTAAATCACTTTTTTCAGTATAATTTATAATTTGTTGTTCTAAATTATTATTTTCTGAATTATTATTTTCTGAATTATTATTTTCTAAATTATTATTTTCTGAATTATTATTTTCTGAATTATTATTTTCAGTATAATTTATAATTTGTTGTTCTAAATTATTATTTTCTGAATTATTATTTTCAGTATAATTTATAATTTGTTGTTCTAAATTATTATTTTCTGAATTATTATTTTCTGAATTATTATTTTCTGAATTATTATTTTCTGAATTATTATTTTCTAAATTATTATTTTCTAAATTATTATTTTCTGAATTATTATTTTCAGTATAATTTATAATTTGTTGTTCTAAATTATTATTTTCTGAATTATTATTTTCAGTATTATTTATAATTTGTTGTGATATTTTTGAACTTTCTGAATTTTCTGAAATTAAAATGTCTGTTTTTTTATAAAATTCACTTAAATTTGATATATTTTTAGATACCATTAATGAATCCGAAATAGTTGTTTCTAAATTATTATCATTATCATTAGAATAAATTTCTAAATGTTTAGATTCTGATTCTCTTTTTGATTCTGAATTATTTTTAAAGTTAGAATTTTTATTTTCAGAAAGTGATGAAAAAGTTACACTTTCTAAATTTTCTGAATTTTCTGAACTTTCGGAATTAGATGATTCTTCTAAACAAGTTTCTGTTGTATTCTTAACAGATTGATTTAAAGTTTTCATTGGTAATAAAATAGATAAATTTTTATTTTCATCATTTACAGTTTTATTTTGAATAGAAGTAAGTTTATTATATTGTGGAGGATTGGGTGATGGATGAGGTGGATGAGGTTGTTGAAGAGGCTGTTGGAGAGGCTGTTGGAGAGGCTGTTGGAGAGGCTGTTGGAGAGGCTGTTGGAGAGGCTGTTGGAGAGGCTGTTGGAGAGGCTGTTGGAGAGGCTGTTGGAGAGTCTTTTGGAGAGGCTGTTTTACTGGATGCGAAGGATGAGGTGTGAGAGGAGGTAAAGGAGTTATATTATTTTCATTAAATGTTAAATATTTTAGTTCTTTAATTTTTTCTTCACAAAAAGTTAAACGGTCGCGATGTAATTCTAATTCTTTATATAAAAAATATATTACTATAGCTAAACCTAGCAATATTATAAATTTAAAATCAAGTAGTCCCATTATCTAAAGTAAATATATTTATATATTATAAACACACTCTAAATAGATTATAATTATAATTTAAATTTTATAATTTATAATTTATAATGATAATATCTAATATTAATTAATAATGTTAACTACGTCAAAAATTTCTATAGCTAAATATAGATTTCTTTTTATATTAAATATAGTTATAATTTCAGAACTAATAAGTCATTATTTAAAAGGTACTGAATTATTTTCAAATAATTGGTTGTATTCAGCATTTGCAATTTTACTAGCATATATATTTTATATGATATTTATTGAAAATTCTATTTTACACTTTTCATATGATTCTAGATTTAAACAACCAATTATGGATTTATTAAGATTAACCTCATTATTTGTTATATCAAAAATTATTACAAATTTACTTGAAAGTGGATTTATTAATATTAATTCATTGTGGTTATATAAAACATTAATGATTGTAATAACTTACTTTATATCTGATATTATTTTATCTGATTTTTTAATAAAGTTTAATAATTATCAATTATTATTTTATTATATTTGTAAAGTATTATTATCAAATTATTTAATTATTTTATTTTTATATAATCAATTTACAATTAATGATTTTATAGATCAAGTTGCATTTTTAATTAGTTATATATTTTTTGAAATAATTATAAAAAAATTTATTAATTAAATTTTAAATAAAAAATTTATAATAATTTAAAACTAAGACTTATTAAATTATTAATGACCGGCGGTTTAATACAATTAGTATCATTTGGAAAACAAGATGGATACTTAACATTTAATCCACAAATTACTTATTTTAAAAAAGTTTATAGAAGACATACAATTTTTAGTATTGAATTAATAGAAAATATTCCAGATCAACAACCCGAATACGATAATAGAATTTCATTTAAATTAAATAATATTTCAGATTTAATTTCAAAATGTTATGTTGAAATTGAAATACCATCTCTATCTTTTATAGAAAGTACACAAATAACTGCTTTAAAACAAAATGAATTAGAAAATATTATAAAAAATATAAATAAATGGAAAACTTTATATGAAAATTTAAAAAAATTTTGTATGATTGAAATTCAATTATATCAAATATTAATTAGTCTTTTAGATTCTATTAATATTAATTTAACAATTATTAAACAAAATACAATTAAATTTAATACAAAATATAAAAAAGTAAAAGATGAATTAATTAATTTAATTTTTGATAATATATATATAGATATTAATTTAAGTGGTTATATTTTACAATTAGATTATTCTATAGTTCCAGATGAGTATGTTAATTACGATGAAACAATAAATATAAAAATATCTAATTTAAAAATAGATATTAATAAATATTATAAAAATATGGTAAATAATTTAAAATATTATCATTCAAATTACAAGTTTAATGAAAATAAATACAATCAATTAAAAAATAAAAATGTAAATTTTGCTTGGATTGAAAATCTAGCTCATTATTTTTTTACTGATTTTGAAGTTGAAATAGGAGGTCAAGTTATTGAAAAATATAGTGCAGATCATTCTTTTATTTATCAAACACATCATCTAAAAGAAGAACAAAAAAAAATATATAATTCAATGATTGGAAATAACGATAATTTAATTTCATTTAATAATTATAAAAAAAATTCAACTACATTATTATTACCATTAAATTTTTGGTTTTGTAAAGATATTGGTTCATCATTACCATCTGTTGCTTTAACAAATTCTAGTATTTCAATTAATTTAAAATTAAATAAATTAAAAAATTTAATATATTTTAGAGATTATGAAAAAGAGTATTATAATTTACTAAAAATAACTATTCCTTTTAATAAAACAATTCATCAAAAATTAATTTGGGATAAATATAATTACGATAATTATAGTAAATTAGCTACATATCATTGTTCTTATATTAATTATCAATTATTAATTTTACAATATCCTTCATTAGCCAGAGAAGATAAAATAGATACTCTATTTGAAATAATAAAAAGTTATGGTAAAGATACTAATGGTAATTATATAAAATATCAAAGTATTTATAATAATGGAGGTAATATAGATTTAAATGGAGGATATATGGGATTAAATGAATGGATTAGATATAAAATTAATTATGATCCATCATCAAATGAAATACGTGAAATATTAGATAGAGATTTTTTTAATAATTATAATCAATATTATAGTTTAATTGATAAACCAAAAATTAAATTAATAACAGAATGTATTTATTTAGATGATATAGAAAGAAGCAAATTTTGTTTATCAAAATTAGAATATGTTATTGAATTATTTCAAGAAAACTTATTTGACTTGAATAGAAGATTATTATTTAATGGAGAACTTAGTTTAGATAGACCAACAAAAGATTTATTATGGACAACTCAACCAAAACTATTTTTAAATGGATTGTGTGAATTTGGAAAAATATATACCCAATATGATTATACTAAATTTTTTGAAAATAATATATATTCTAGTTATAATATTTCATTAAATCAAATGCAATTAACAAAACCAAAATTAACAGATACATTTTATAATGAATTACAATCATATAAATATTATAATAATTTATTACCTAAAGGTGTTTCAGCTTATAATTTTGGTATTTTTCCAGAAGCACTACAACCTTCAGGAACTGTTAATTTTACAATATTAAAAGGTAAATTAATAAATTTTAATTTAAATTTAAAATTTATAGAAGAATATTTTGATGAAATTAATGATAATAAAATTAATCCAAATGAACTTGGTATTTTTCTTAAATTTTATGCAAGAAGTTATAATTTTTTTGTTGTAGAAAAAGGAATGGGGCAAATTTTATTTTCAAATTAATTTTATAAAAAATTTTTTATATCTTCAACATCATAATCAGAAACTGTATCATTTTCTATATAAATTAAAAATGGGTTTAATAAATTATCTATTTTTAAATTTATCATATTTAATTTTTCATAATTTTCTATAGTTTGATCTATTAGATTTAAAGTTTTAGTTTGAACTAATACAATATATCTAATTTTCTCATCATCTTTTAAATAATAAAAATCATTTATTATCATTGTTTGAATATTTGCTATTTTAAAAAAATTATGTCCTAATAATTTATATAATTTAGTTAAACTTTGGATTACATTTTCAAAAATTAACTTTTTACTATTATTTATATTTGCTTTAACTATTGGTATTATTTTAATTCCAAATAATTGATCTCCAAAAGCACAATCAAATAAAGATTTAATAATTAGTTTTAAATTTAATAAATGTTCTATTTGATATTTATTATCTTTTATCCAGTAAATTTTATTTTTATAAGCTAAATTCCATTTTGATAAAGATATAATTAATTGAGTTTTTTCTTTCATTAATTCATAGAAAGTAATTAAAATAGTTTGTGTTTTAGTATATCTTTTTATCGGAATATATTTACTTATTTCATAAAATGAATATTTAATGAATATATCTAAATAATTATTTATTAATAAACTTAAAATTTTAGATGCGTTATCATCATCTAAAAATTCCATTAAATTTAAAAATTTAAAAATTAATAAATGTTTATACTTAATATTTTTTAAATCATTATTAAATGAATCATAATTTATCATTATTTAATTATAATTATATTAAAAAACTAAAGTTTTCTTATAAATATAATTTTACTTTTCAATTTTAAGAAGTTTTATATGTTCTATAATTAAAAGCCAATCTTTTTTAGGAACTACTTCTTTATAATCACGTTTTAATATATCAATACTGTCACGGGAAAGTTGAGCAATTAATTTATCAGTAACTTCAATATGTCTATGAATTATTAATTGATTTGGATTATCAAGACGAATACAAATTTCTTGACCTTCTTCTCCTTTTTCTTTTTCTTTATGTTCAAATTGAATATTTAAAACTTTTCCAAGACAAATGTTTTTTTCAGGAATACAAATAGGTGTATTCTTATATAAAGTTCCTTTTTTAATTTTTACACCAAACATTAAATGATCTGAACCACCTTTCATAAAAAGATATTGTTTTAAAATTGTCATTTCAACTGGAAAAATAGCATTACTAGTTGGTGTATTCTGACGTGCTTTAATCATTTTTTCTTTTTCTATTTTATACAATTCAACAAGTTTGTAGATTACTTCTGAAGAAAGTAGAGTAATCTCATTTTTTTTAGCATATTCAAATACATCAGTATTATTAAATGCACCAAAATACAAATAAATTCTATTTTCGGCAAGTGTTTCTCCTTCTGTTTTCATTAGAATTAAGTCTATAAACTTATTTGATGGTTCGCCAATATAACTACCTGCTACAGTAATACCAGCTTTTTGAAAAAGTGAATAACTAGCATTAAGTTCTCCAAATGTTTGTGTTCCAATAAAAACACCAGGAGATATAAAATTATAAGACTTCCAAACATCACTAATCTCTTGATTTGCATTACTTATGGCTTCTTCGATGCTTGTTTTAATTGGGAAAATATGTGTTCCTGGATATGCACCATCTAGGTTTGAACCAATAATTTTACAACCAATTGATGCACGAACAGAATCTTTATAATCCCAAGTAGTTTTTTTTCCAAGTTGAGTTAATGCCGAAGGAATTAATAAATTACGAACAGTGCAAATATTTGGACCATTTATTGTAGAAACTACAAATTTATCTCCAACATTAATTGTTCCATTGTTTAGAATAACATCAATAGTATATCCATTATGTTTATCATACTTAGATTCCATAATAGTGCAACTAACGGTATCTTGATATATTATTTTTTTAAGCATCCAGTTTTGTGCAGTATAAACAAGTAATGATAATAAATCTGCAATACCTTCACCTGTTTTTGAAGATACGGGTACTATAGAATAAATTTTTTTTGGATTAGAATTCTTAAAATAGAATTCTGCATTAATATCTTCTTTAGAAAGATCATATTTAATATCTTCTAATTTTGCCATTAACATCATAGACATATCTTTAGATTGTTCTTTAAGTGCTTCACGTAAATTAGATGATGTTGTAGTTTTCCAACCATTAATTTTATCTAGTTTAGTAACAGCAACAACAAAAGGGATTTTTTTTTCTTTAAGAAGTTTAATTGCTTCTTTAGTTTGTTCTTGAATACTTTCTTCAATATCAATAATTAAAATACCTAGATCACATATACTAGTTCCTACATCACGAAGACTTTGAAATTCAGAATGCCCTGGAGTATCAATCATCAAAATACCAGGTATATTACATATAACTTCAAATTTTCCCTTGATAGAACTACAACTACTTTTAATAGTATCAATAGGAAAAAAAGTTGAACCAATATGTTGTGTAATACCACCAACTTCCTTTTCTTGAATATTAGTATTACGAAGTCTATCTAAAAGACTTGTCTTGCCTGCATCAACGTGACCAACAATACAACAAATTGGTGCTTTTAATGTATTATCAATTTCTATACCATCTACTTTTTTTTCTTTAGTATTAATTTCTTTTTTAACAGTAGAAACTGTAGAATATAATTTATTCATTGACGACATTTATAGATTGAATATATGTATTATTAAATATCAATTTTTCTTTATATTCATTTAGTTTATTTTATTTACTTTAGTTTTAAAATAAATAAAAATATTTTATAATTATAATGAATGTTTCACTTGGAAAAATGAAAAAATTAATAACTAATGAAAATATTACTATACAAATTAATATAGAAAATGAAATAATAAAAAAAGATTATAATTTAATAAATTTTTCTAATAATATTTTATTTAATGAAATATATCAAACAGAATTATTTGAATATAAATATTCTATTCAATTTTTAATAGATATAGAAGAAGAAAACAATTATATAAATGAAATTATATATATATTAAATGAAAAAAAATTAATTTTTAATTTTTTAAATAAAAATATAAAAATAATAGATAATATTGATATTTCTGAAAATTTATCAAAATGTTTTTTATACTATAACTATAAAAATAATTTTAATTTAATATTAGATATTAAAGATGAAATTATTGTAGATTTTTATTTAATACCTGAAATTTATAATAAAGAAAGAATTAATAAATTTATAAATAAAATTAATAAAGAAATAGATAAATTAATAATTATTAAAGAAGATGATTTAAATAATTTTTATATTGATTCTGAATTAATTGGTTATCATATTGATTGGTTAATTCAAAATAATTTATTATTTCAAAGATTATCTGAAAAATATTTGTTTATGTTTCCTTATGAAAATATAAATATTAATCTAAATCATAATATTTCGAATTTAATAATAAAAAATTGAAACTATTTAAACTTGTATTTAATATTATACTTATAATATTAAATGGGAGTACCCGGATTTTTTTTATGGTTATGGAAAAATTATAGACAATCACATTTTGTTTTTCAAAAAGAAAAATTATTAGCGAATGATAAAGAAGTAGACGAAATTATTTCAGAATTAAATGAAATTGATTATTTTTTAATAGATACTAATTGTTTAATACACCCAATGTGTTTTAAAATTTTAGCAGAAAATTCAGAAATAACTAATATTGAAATATTAGAAGGAAAGATGATTAATAAAGTTTTAGAATATATAACATATTTAATTGATTATGTCAAACCAAAAAAAGGAGTTTTTATTGCAATAGATGGAGTTGCACCTGTAGCTAAAATTAAACAACAACGTAGTAGACGTTTTAAATCAATTCATGATAAAGAATTATATGATAAAATTCGTAAAAAACATAATAAACCAATTCCAGTATTTTGGAATAATAGTGCAATTACGCCAGGAACAGTATTTATGGAAAAATTACATTATAAAATAATTGATTGGGCTAAAATACAAAAAGTTAAAATAATTTATTCTTCTTGTAATACACCAGCAGAAGGTGAACATAAATTATTACAATTTATTCGTGAAAATCAAAAAGAACAAAACGATTTTAAATATGTATTATATGGTTTAGATGCTGATTTAATTTTCTTAGCATTAAGTACAAATAGTGATAAAATATATTTATTACGGGAAGCTAATCAAATGGATAAAAATAATTCGGTTGATGCATTAAACTATATTTCAATTAGAATTATGAAAGAATGTATTGTAAAAATGATGAATATACAATATCAAGAAAATTTAATAGAACCAATTGATGTAAAATTAGATGATACTAAATTAATTAATGATTTTATCTTTTTATGTTATTTATTAGGTAATGATTTTTTACCACATTTACCTTCATTAAATATACATAAAAATGGTATAGAATATTTAGTTGAAGCTTATATGGAAGTATTTTTTGAACTTGAAGACACAAAAGATAAATATTTACTTGATATTAATAAAAAAATTATAATTAATTTAGATTTTTTTGAAAAAATTATTAATAAATTAGCAGAGAAAGAAGAAGTAATATTAAGAGAACATTATGCAGAAGGAAAAAGAAGAATAAAATGTAATTCAAATGATTCTTATGAACAAGAAATATTTAGAATTGAAAATTTACAATTTAAATTTGAAGATCCTGTTTTATTAGGTTCTGATAATCCAAATGAATGGAGAAAAAGATATTATAATCATTATTTTGGTTGTGAATCAGATAAAAGTATAGAAAATTTAAGTGAACAATTAGTAAAAAATTATTTAATAGGAATTAAATGGGTAACACTCTATTATTTTGATAAATGTCCATCTTGGGAATGGTATTTTCCATTTGAAAACCCACCATTTATTTCTGATATTAAAAAATATTTAAATAAAGTTAAAATAAATAACATTAAATTTGACGAAGGTAAACCATTAAAACCATTTGTACAATTATTATCTGTATTACCTCAACAATCTAATTATTTATTACCAAATAATTTAAAAAAATTAATGACAAATTATCATTCATCATTATCTCATTTATATCCAATAGATTTTGAACAAGATTATTTAAATAAATCTAAATATTGGATGATAATACCTAAATTACCACCACTTGAAATAGATTTAATTAAATATATATATATGAAATATCAAGATGAACTTTCTAAAGAAGATAATTTTAGAAATAGACTTTGTGAAAATTTAATTTTTAATTAAAATTATATAAAAAGTTTTTATTTAATAAAAATATACAATATATTAATTTATGGATAAAAAGAATTATAACTTAATACCAGAAAGAATTACTCAAATAAATAAAATGCTTGAAGGTAAACATGTAGAATCAATATTAGATACAAAATCAAGTTCTGAAACAGAGCAAACAAAATCAGAAGATATTAGAGATTTAATGCCAAAAAAATATATAGATTTTTCAAAAGCAATTACAGAATTAGGTGGAAAATTATTATATATTAAAAGTGGATCAACTGGTCATACATTTAAAGGTGTTTATCCACCTTTAGAAGATGGTACAAATGATTTAAGAAAATCGTATGCAGTAAAAATTGTTGCATATCCAAAAAAAGAAAATTATGGAGATATGTATAATATTAAAAGACCAGAAAATGCAGAGTTAATGATGATTAAATTATTATCTCAATTTGTAAGAAAATCGGAAACTCCACATATTGTTTTACCAATTGCAACATTTAATACATCAATTAAACCATTTTTATCATTAGCCAAATCAAATTTAGTAGAAAGTAAAAAATTCGATCAATTTTTAGAAAAATATCAAAATGGTGAATACTATCAAAATGTATCTGTTTTAATTTCAGAGTGGGCAAATGGAGGTGATTTATTGGATTATCTTAGAAAAAATTATAAATCATTTAAAATTAGACATTGGCGGACTATATTTTATCAATTTTTATCAGTATTAGCAATTATTCAAGCAAAATATCCATCTTTTAGACACAATGACTTGAAAGCAAATAATTTATTAATTAATTTAATTGATATGTCAAAAAAAAAATATAAATATGTAATCAATGGTCAAATATATATTGTTCCAAATATTGGGTTTCAAATAAAATTATGGGATTTTGATTTTGCGTGTATACCAAAACTTGTAAATAATTCAAAAGTAGAAGCAGAATGGACTAATAAAATAAATATAACACCACAACAAAATAGATATTATGATATACATTATTTTTTTAATACATTAACAAGAAAAGGATTTTTCCCAGAATTCTGGACTGAACCAGAAATACCAGAAAAAGTTAAAGAATTTGTAAATCGTGTTATTCCAGAAAAATATAAAAGTGGTAAATTAGTAAGTGAAAAAGGAAGAATATTAGTTAATGATGAGTATTTAATAGCTGATGAAATTTTAAAAAATGATCAATTTTTTAAAGTAATGAGAGAAAATATTAAAGAAAAAGATTCAGATGAATAATTTTTATTAAGAATAACAAGTTTCACTTTCTTCAGTTGAAAAATTTATAGAATCCGGTATTAAACTATTATCTGTTGCAACTAATTCGTCATAATCATTATTATTCATAGTAGGTATTTCAGAAATAGGAGTAGCTATTTTATCTTTTCTAATTAATTTAATTCGTGTAAATGTTGGAAATCCAGAATTAAATGGTCCATAAAATATACTATCTGAACGAATGAATACTTCTAAATGTAATGTTATTTTACCAATTGGTTCTTTATTAATATATACATCACCACTAATTCTAAAAGGTCTAATTTCTTTACCTGCTGTATTTTCTAAATAAACAATAGAGTCTAAAATAACTAAATTATTAAATTTAAAATCACCATTATTAAATGATTTAATAATAAATTTATTTAATGTTTCTTTATCATTTTGACTCATAGAAATTAACTTATTTTTTGAACTAATTAATTCATAATGATTATTATTTATTGTTATTAAACTTTGTAAAAAATGATATAATTTTTTCATATTTGGATCTTCTTTAAAATTATTTTTTTCTTTAATATTATTTTTTTTTTGATAAATTTCTTTGAAATCATTATCATAAATAATTTTAGGAGTAGTTTGTTCATTTTCTTTAATACCTTCAATTAGTTTTCCCTTAAATTCAGTATTTTTTAATTCTTCTATAGTATTTAAAAAATAAGATAGAAATTTTTTATAATATCGTTTTAATACTTCTAAAACAGTACCATTAGATATATAATTAGCTGCTAATAACAATATTATTATTAAAAGAATATTATTCAAAAGTTTATCAATATCCATATTAAATTATTTTAGTATAGAAAATTATTTTAAAGTTTTAAAATTGCGTTAGACTAATTATTCACCTCCGTTGTCTAATGCTTCCATTGACCCATCTACATCGTCATCTATTTCATAATCATCAATATCTATAGAATCAATAGCTTCTTTTGTATCAATATTATTATCTTTATTTTGATCTTTTTCATTAAGAATTTCAGTATCATTTAGTAATTCTTGATAAAATCCAACTACTTTTAAATTTTCATCAATATATGGAACTTCATTAATTAAAATAAAATCAAATTTACGTACTTGAGTATTAGAGTATGGTCTATAATATTGTTCAAAAGAAAATTTTATCATTTTAATTATTAAATGACATAATTCAGATTGTAATGCAATTTGTGTATTATAATCAAGTAATCTATTAAAATTAAAAATTAAATAAAATATTAATTTACAATCTATGTTATTTAAATTATTAAAAGATAATGTATCAACATAATTTTTACTAATATTTAATATTATATTATCTGGCAATGGTAATATTCCAATATTATTTGAAATTATTTTCCAATGTTTAAAAACACTATCATGTTGTTCATTATCTTTCATTTTAATATTATTAATTTTTTTAGTAAATTCATCTATTATTTTTTTCTCTTCCATTCCATATAAACTAAATTTTTTACCACTATTTTTAATATTATTTATTATTGATTGAATACGTGAAATTATTTGTTTTAAATTTAGTATTCTTGTTCTTAAATAATTATTAACAATATTATACGAATCATTTGAAATTTCTTCAATTTTCATATTTTGATATGATGAATTTAAATGGTATAAATTCATAAATTGATTTTCTAAACCTAATTGAAGTATACAATCTTTTAATGATAAATTAATTTTTAATGATGCTATTGATTTTGTCTTTTTATATTCTTTATTATTTTCACTATATCCTAAATATTGTAATGTAATAAAATCATAAAAAACAAACATATTATTTGATTTATCTTTATAATAAATAACATCGCGTTTAAAATAATAATGATTTCTAATTATTTCTATTTTATTATCACTATCTAAAATTGTAATAGTTTCTTTTCTTTCATTTCCTAAAAAGTCATGATCAATTATATAAAGTGTATCTTTCATATAGATAATATCATTTCCAATTTTAATTTTATTACCTAATACTTTAATAATTCTTTCTATAAAATCAATAATATAATTATTTATTTTATTTTCTGTATTTTTTTGATATCTACTATTAAATTTATTTATAATAAGTTTTATTTTTTCTTTTTCATTTTCTTTAGTTTCAACAAATTTTTTCATTTGTGAAATAGATGATAATGTCATTTCATATGTTTTTTCTTCTATATTTTTTTCCATTTTTTCTAATTCTTTATCACTAAAAGAATATTCATTTGGATTTTTATTACATTTAATACAAATTTTTGTTTCATTAATTTCGTGAATATCACCAGAAACACAATATTTTTTTGCTAATTTATTTAAATTAATTATTTTTAATTTATGAATATATAATTTATTATCATCTTGTGTTGTAGCAGTTGATGTTTGAATTAATTTAACTAATTCATTATAAGATTGTTGACAATTTTTACATATCATATCACCTTTTTGAAAATTCCAAGTATGAAATTTACCAGAAGAACAAATTGTTAATATATCTAAATTATTATTTAGTTTTTCTTCTCGTTGCATGATTTCTTTTATTTTTACATCACATCGTTCTTTATTTTCAGTATTTTCTTCATATAACTCGTCAGTTGATTTATTTATTTCTAAAATCTCTATTTTCTTTTTTGTAAAATTTATTTTTTTTAAATTTTCATCATAATTAATATTTTTAGAAGATTTATCTTGTATTCTTTTCATTAAAGTATTATCATTAAAAGTATATGTTATTTTTTGTATAAATCTTGTATTAATAAATTCGTACATATAATTTTTATCATTTACAAAATTAGCTTCAACAATACTATTAATTAAATCAATTAATGTATGAATTATAGTTTTTTGAACAATAATGTTTGTAAATTGTTTAGTTTTACTTTTTTCAGTAGGTTCTTTCCATAACCAGATTCTATTATTTGCAAAAATACAAGAAAAATAAAATATTGCATAACATAATAATGGAATTTTAGTTATTGGTATTTTTTCTTTTTGATTTATTCTTAAATATAATTCACTAAATATAGTTTGACCAAATTTTTCATAAAAGAAAAAATTACAATTTCTATCATCTTTTAATCCAATTAATTGACCTGGATTTAAATCTAATAACATTATAAAAAATAAATAGGCAATAACATTATTATATTTAATCAATTTATAATAGTCCGTATCAGTAGAACTAGTTAAAAAAATTTCATCTTTTAATTCAAAAAAGAATAAGTTTGTTAAATCTTTATTAATATTATATTTTTTACTTGATTGTTCAATTCTATCTTTTGGTTGTTTTCTTAAATATTCTGTATGTAATAAAATTATATCTAAAACATCTTTTATAATTAATTTTCTTCTTAATCTAATTGTTGGTGTTGAACCTAAATATAAATTTAAGTCTGCAGAATAAGCTATTTTTTCTATATTTTTTTCCAAGTTTCTTATAGTTCTCATAAATTTTATATATTTTGGAATTTCTTCTAATTTTTGATTTACTGCAATATTAGTTGTCATAAATGTATCTAGTTCCTCAACATAAGTTCCTTCATAAATATATTTTCTAATTGATAATATTTCATTACAACTTTTACAAATATAATCACCTGTTTTACTTACTTTAACATATTGTTTTGCAAAATCTACAATTGCTTGTGAAAATTCATCAGTTTTAGATTTAGCCATTTTATTAATGCTTCTCCATTTTATATAATGTAAACAAATTGGTTCATTTTTTTCTTTGTTTAATATTATATCTTCTTCTTTAACCGAATTTATATAAATTATATTTTTAGTTATTTCTTTTTTTTTTAATATAGGTAATTCAATAATTTTATCTCTTTTTCCTGGTATCATATTATCAACATCGTCTTCTTCAATTTCTATTTCTTTTAATTTTTTATTTAATGTTTTTTGAATTAATTTATTTCTAATTTCGGGATTTAAATTAAAGTCAAAAAATCTCTTTGAATAACCTTTTAATATATTATCTAAATTCCAAATAGTAATTTCATCTAAACTTTTAATATATAATTCAAATTTATTTTTTACTAATTCAATATATTGATTATAAATTTCAGAAATCATAATATGAATATTTTTTGTTGGATCATTAATATTTAAATTATTATAACCTTTTAATTTTGGTATATCTTTACTAATATTAAATAACCAATAATATAATTTATTATTTTTTTTATCAAAAGTTTTATTAATAATATTTATAAATGATTTATATCCATTATCTGATTTTACTAATTTATTTACATCAACTAATTCATCTGTTGTAAAACATTCTATAGGTAATTGTTTAGGATTCCAAGCTACACCAACCACAGATAATTCTAAATTATCATGACCAATACGTAATTCAATAGGTGATTTTTTTTTCTTTAAATTTATTAAACGAATAGATGAAATAGGTTTTATAGTTCTTAATTTAAATCTATCTTTAGAAAAATTTTTATAATTTGTATATGCATATTTTCTGATATTTTCTAAATCAATTAATAAATCCGCATCTGCTGCACTTTCAGACATTTTTAATTTCTGAACAATCTTTAATTCTTCATTTTCATTTATTAATACTGCTTGTCTGGGTTCTTGAGATTTATGAAATAATTTTTCTGTATCAAGTTTTAATTTAGGATTTTTATCCATCAAAGGAGAATAATAATTTTTTACATTATTCATTTTATTTATTATATATTTAATTTTAGAAGCATCTCTTTCTCGTAAATTATCACTTATAATAGATTCTGGATCATATTTTTCATTATCATCGTGAAATCTAATAAATTCTTCTGAAATTGGAATTAATATACCTTTTGAAAATAAAAAATTTACAAAATCTTGATTTTCTTTAATAATAAATTCTTTTGTTTCTCTCATTTCAACTAAATAATTATAAATTTCATCAGCTAATCCTACTTTTAATTCTTGTATTGATAAAAATTTTTGTATTTGATTAAAATCAATTAATTTTTTTTCATTAGAAACAATAATTTCAATATATTTATATTCACCTTGTTCTTTTTCTTCTTGATTTAAAAATCCTAAAATTTCGTTTTTCTCTTCTTTAATATAAATTTGTTTAAAAATTAAAGTTTTTAAAATATTATGAAAGTTTTCTTTAATTAAAAAATTATCAATAATATAATCTTCTCCTAATTCATTAAATAATTTTATAGTTGAATCAAATTTAATAGGATTATTTGATAAAATAATTTTAATTTTATCCATAGTTTTACCGTTTTCAAAAACATATATAATATGTTTAATATCATTATATGCTGTAATAATTTTAGAATTGTTTTCAGAATTATAAAAATTTGATATTTGAAAAGTTGAATCTTTTTGATATTTACTAGATTCAATTATATTTGTAATATATAAATCTCTTCCACCATCATAATAGTATGCAATTCCTAAATATATATAAAAAGCACAATAACGTTTAATTGTTCCTAAAATAAAATCATAGTATGATTCATTTTTAACTAATTCTAAAATTTCTTTTTTGGATGTATGGTTAGAAATAAAATCTTTTAAAATATTCATTATATCATTCTGAAATTTAACAAAATTTGTATCTAAATTATATTTTTGAAAAATCTTTTTATCTGTAAGATATTCAAATAGTTTATTTAAAATATTATCAAATAAATCATCAATTTGATTAATATACATCTTTTATTATACTATTATTGATAAAAAATATTATAAAACTTTTTATTTCTAAAATATATATATATATATGTCTAATAATATTTTTGCTAAAAATAAGTTAAGTGAAATATTTAAAAATCTTAATCTCGATAGTGAAAGTTCTAATATTTTACCTAATTCTATTAATATTATTGATCTCAATTCATCTGATAATTCTAGTATTCTTTCACAAAGCGGAGGTAGCGCTACTTCCGATTTTAATTCCAGCTTTATGCAACAAAACGAAAGCTATTTAAGCGCTACTTCGTCAAATAATTCTTCCATCTTTATGGCACAAAAAAAAGGTTCTTATAATGCAACTAATGGAGAAATGACTTCCAGCTTTATGCCACAAAACGGAGGCTATTTAAGTGCTACTTCTTCAGATACTTCAATGTTTATGGCACAAAAAGGAGGTTCTTATAATACAACTAATGGAGAAATGACTTCCAGCTTTATGCCACAAAACGGAGGCTATTTAAGTGCTACCTCTTCAAATACTTCAATGTTTATGGCACAAAAAGGAGGCTCGTTTAATACAACTAACGGAGAAATGACTTCCAGCTTTATACCACAAAACGGAGGCTATTTAAGCGCTACTTCTTCAAATACTAGTTCTCGCTTTATGCCACAAAAAGGAGGTTCTATTAATAAAAATAATAATAATGAAGTTAATCAATTAATATCTATGTTAACATCTGATTCTGATGATAAAAATAATTTTACCGCTAATTCTACTGCTACTGAAGAATTAGAAAATAGATTAAGAAATATGTTACAAGATGGTGGTGCAAAGAAAAAGAAAAATAAAAAATATTAAATATCTAAGTAAATATCTTATTTTAATTTATATAAAATGTCTAATTTTTTTATAAAAAATAATTTAAGTGAAATATTTAAAGATTTCAAAAATGAAAACATTAAAGGCTTACCTTGTTATAGTTTTATGCCACAAAAAAATAACTCTTTCAGTTTAACTTCTAATATTAAAAATACAGATGATGAAGTAAATCAATTAATATCTATTTTAATATCTGAAGCCAATTTTCCTATAAGCGAAGAATTAGAATATGAATTAATAAATAGTAATTCAAAAAAAAATAATAAATTAAAAGAATTTTGTAATAAATTAAAAGATGAAGGTATTAATATTAGATTAAAAAATTGATATATAAATATTAAGTTATTAATAAATATATATTAATATTATGGATATAAAACCTATTTTAAATAATGGATATATATACATCAGATATCATTCATCTTATGAAAATAATCAAATATGTAAATTAGGGAAAACTAACAATATAATTGATAGAGATAATACTTATGCAACCAGTGAATATGAACGAGGTAAATTTATATTAGTTATTGAACTTTTAAATAATCAAAAATATGATGATACATATGTAGAACAACTATTACAAAAATATTTTAAAAAATATCATTCTAAAAAAAATGGAGGTAGTGAATTTTATCAAAATGATATTATTAAAGAAATAGAACCATATTTATCTACGACTACAATAAAGTTTAAAGTATTATCAGAAGAAGAAATTAAAAATATAATTTATCAAGGCAGAATTAAAAAATTAAAAGATTTACTTAAAAAAGTTATTCAAAATAAACAGTCAGAGACAAAAGAAAATAGATTGCGTAATAAATTACAAGAAAATTATCTTGTTGAAATTATTGAAAAATTAAATATATACAAAAAAGCATTTATAAAAGCACCTACTGGATTTGGTAAAACTCATTTATATTATAAAACTATTATAAAAATGAAATTTGATAGTATTTTATTTTTGACTCCGCGAATTTTATTAAATCATCAAATAGTTGAAGATAAATACTCCTTTTATATTAAAGATGGAAATTATGATATTATTCATTATAGTGATATAGATTCAAAAGAAAAAGAAAAAACTATTAAAAAAAATTTAAAATCATATAAAAAATTTATAACGACAAGTTGTTATCAAAGTCAAACTAGTTTATTAAAAATTATAAAAAAGTTTGATATAAATTTTGACTTAATTATATTTGATGAAGCACATTTTATAACATCTTGGGGAAATCCTGAAAATATATCAGAATTTTTAAGTAATAATAATATTACTAAATATAGATTATTTGGATCAGCAACACCAACAGAAGATATTGAAACAGCATCAAATATATATGGTTCTATTATAGAAAAAGTAAAAGTATATGAATTAATAAATCAAGAATTATTATGTAATATTGAAACTATTGTTAAACAACTAGAAAATAAAAAAAAAGAATATCATAATTTAAAAGATTTAATAGTTGAATCAATGATTAAATATAACAAGAAAAAAGGAATTATATATGTTAATGATTGTAAAAATGCAGAAAATTTATACAAATTATTACAGAAACAAGATAAATTAAATGTTTATATCTATGTTTCTAAAGAAATAGAAGTAGAAAATGATAGTGATACAGATTTAAAAACATTTGAAGATGATAAAGAACAATGTGTTATTATTTGTGTTGGTAAAATTGGATATGGTTATGATAATGATTTTATTGATTTTATCTGTTTGGGAGACCCACGACAATCTGATATTGATATAAGACAAATTATTGGTAGAGGATTAAGATGGAAAAAAGAAGTATATCCAAATAAATTACTACATTTATTAATTCCACTATATAGAGATGAATTTGGTAATTGTGCTAAAAATGAACATCTAAAAAAATACTTGGATTATATAATTGGTGAATGTGGTAAAGATATTATATTTAAAAATAATAGAATTTTTATAGAAAGTAATGGTGAAGAAAAACCAAACAAAGGAAATGATTATAATGGAGTTAATATTCCAACTGAAATATTAAATGAATATTGTACCACAGGTTATAATAAATATACGGACTTTTTAAGATTTTTGAAAAGTAATTTAATATATGATGAAATTTCATATAATAAATTAAAAGAAAAACAAAATTGGATTGTTGAATTAGGTGGAATACAAACCAGGTATCCAGAGTTTTGTTTCAGACATAATCATCCTAAAAATATAGATTATTATTGGGATAAAAAAGAAGCATTAGTAGCATATGAATTAATGAATAATAAATTAGCTGATACTATTGGAAAAGAAAAATATAAAAAATATACTTCTCAACAAAAATTAGAAAAAATAAATGAATTAGATAAAAAAATACCACCTATTAAATTTGAGCTATATTATCCAACAGATTAAATTATTGTTGATTTAGATTTAGTCTTTTTTTTTGGAACTTCTTTTATTTCTTCATTTGTATCTAAATCTATTAATTTATTAATATTAGATTTTAAAAGTATTTCATTAAATTTAAATGTCATTTCTTTTATTTTTTCCGAATGATCTTTAATATAGTTATTTACAGATTTTTCAAAAATTTCTAATTTTTCTAAAATTTTTTCTTGATTTTCAATTGATGGTATGATTATATTTAGATTATTTAATTGTTCTTTATTAATTCCTGGAACAACTGATCCTTTACCTTCAAATATATAAATATTATTTTGTTTATATAATTTTAATAAATAATATATATATTTTGATTTAACAAGTTTTTCATTTATTCTTATCACAAATACTGTATCTGATGCATTAAATTTATTATTTACTATATGAATAGACCCACAACTACCTTTTCTACCAATTAAAATATATTCTCCATCATATAAATAATCATTTACATATTCTATAATACCATTTGAACCATAAAATGGATAAATATTATCATTATCATTTTTATTAATAAATGTTTTTCCTGTTGTATAATCATATACAATTTCTTTAAATTTTATAATATTATTATTATTATATAGACACAATTCAAAATATTCTAATAATTGTTTTTCAGATATAATTTGTAATTCTTTTATTATTTTAATTTCATCACATAATAAGTTAAATTTAATATTAATTTTAGATTGCTCGTCTAATGAAGGAATTGGAATTTTCATACGGTTAAAATTCTTTTGGTCTAATGATTTATTACATGACCCCTTATCATATACATCTTTAATGTGTTCATTTATAGAAGTTAAAAAATAATATATATATTTAATATTAATTTTTGTTTTATATATATCATTTACTTTAATATGTTGTAATAGATCACTATAATTACATTTTCCATTATAATATTGTATAAGTCCTAATGGTGCAGTATTACTTATGAATATATTTTCACCATCTAAAATAGTATTATTAATTTTTTTAAAATCATTTGTTTTACTTAAATTTATAAATACTCCTTCATATGTTTCATTATCTTCAACTTCTTCAACTTTAGAACTTTGTAATTTACCTTTTTCTAATGTAAAAATATCACCAAATTCAATCCATTCAAAATTAGTCATTTTTGAACTAAGACTTTCAATATATTCATCTTTTAAATAATCACGAAGATACCAAGAAGCACATGGTTCTTTTTCAATATCATCAATTGATACTGTTGTTATTTTTGTTAAAGTATTACATTCTTTATTTGCTTGAATAAAATTTATTGCTTTGGTGCCTTTTTTATCTTTTTCAAAAATTAATCCACATGTTTTAATTCCTGTATGTGTAAAAGTTCCACCTTCAAATAATATAATATCTGTAATATTTGTTTCTTTCATAAAGTGTTTTCTTGCATCTTTATTAGAAGACCCAAAAAATAATTCTCCATATGGAAGAATAATTAAACATAATCCATTCTCTTCTAATTTATATTTATTTAATTCTAAAAATTGAATTGGTGGACTATTATCTTTCAAATTATATATATCATCTAATTTAATTTTATTTCCCTCAGTAAATTTATCTGTTTTAAAATTTTCTTTAATTTGCTCAAATTTTTTATCAGTTTGAAAAGGTGGATTAGTTAATACAAAATGATGTTTATTATTATTAATATGAGTTAAACTACTTTCACATTTTACATCATATGGAAACTTTTTTAATGTTAAAATTAAATTCATTAAACCATATTGAAATGTAGTTGATTTAACTTCACCACCAGATAATAATATTCTATCTCCGTATTTATCTTTGAATAAATTATATCCGGTAACTAACCATCCACCAGTTCCCATACAAGAATCGTAAAATTTAATTTTTTCTTTTTTATCTAATTTCTTTATAATTTGATTAATTTTATCTTCCTTGTAATTAAAAATTAATTTCATTAACTTTCTTGGTGTGAAAAATTGACCTAATTTTGAGCCTTTTTTAACATAACCATTTATAATATGTTCGTATATTTCACCAATAACATCTTCATTTTGTTCTATTTCGGTAATATTTAATGGTATTATTACATCATTTAATAAACCTTGAATTGTTGGTGCTTTTCTTGCTTTAATAAAATTATTTTCTGTAAAAATTTGTTTAGTAAGTGGATGATTTTTTAAAATATCGCCCATTTGTCTTATAGCATCATTAGATTCATTCAGATTACGAATTACATCTAATTCTTTTATAGATAAATTTGATAAATTTTGAAAATAACTTAAAATTTCAGTTAATTCTTTATCATCATATAAATGTTTATAATATTTCTTATTTAATAAATCTATTTTACCATCTTCTTCTTTATTAGAAATAATTGGTTGAATAGATTTAATAAATAGAAAGTTCATAATATCGTTTAATGCATCTTCACCCTCTATATTTTCAGAATTATATAAATAGTTATGAGCTTTATCAATCATTTTTAAAATATTTTTTTTATCTTCGCTTTTAACTTTATTATCTTTTTTTTCTAATTCAATTAAAATTTGATTATCTGGTAATCTTAAATATGAATAATCTGTTTCATTTTTCTCAACTTTTTTGCTTGATTTTTTCATTTTAATATATATATAATTAAATATTTTAATAATCTTTATATCAATTTTTTTATCTCTTATAAAATAATTTTATTCATCGTCAATAAAATCAATATCTTCATTATTAACTTTAGATACTGTTGTTTCACAAACATCATGAACTATTGTTATATCATTTTCTTTTATAATATTATTATCTTCAACTTCTGCAAACATAATTTGATATCCATTTTTTCTATAAAAATTACGACGATAATATCCTTGACGAATAAAACTTTCTAAATTATCTAAAACATCAATTACAACTGGTCTAATTTTAGAATTAGGATCACGTGTAATACGACCAATAGTTTGTTCAATTTCTCTTCTTGGTGTTGCCATAATTAAGGTATTTAATCCTTTTATATCTAATGCTTCAGAAGCCATTTGAAATGTTCCAAATATAATTTGACATTGTGATGTTTCATCTAATTTTTTTTGTTTCATACCACCAATATAAAATCCACTAGTACATAAATTTCTATCATCTAATCTTTTTTTTAATAATTCCAAGTGTTCAACACGTTCACTTAAGATAATAAATTTTCTTCCTTCTTCTGTCAATAGCTCTTCTACTAAATCAATTATAAATCGATTTCTTCTTCCAATAGTAATTAAATTAGTAATAGTTCCAGGACGATTAACTTCTCCTGTAAATCTTTGTTTTTTCTCAACAAATTTTTCATGAATAAGATTATATTTATAAATTCTTGTTAAAACCGTTTTATTTTCTTCTAAATTATATTGATAAATAATTGGTCCAAAATACCAATGTAAAACTTTTTCTAATTTATCACTTCTTTTAGGAGTAGCAGATAATGCTAATGTTTTTTTACAATTTATTAATGGTAAAGCTCGTGAAAAATATTTAGATGGCGCATGATGTGCTTCATCAAAAATAACTAATCCAAAATCAGCAAATATATCAGAATCATATTTTTCTTTAGCTATTGATTGTAACATTCCAATAACAAAATGTTTACCATCAATGTCTACTTTATTTTGTTGAATAATTCCAATTGGACTATCTGTAAATTGTTCAATACGTTCTTTCCATTGATTTAATAAAAATCCTTTATGAACAATAATTAATGTTTTAACTTGTAATAATGAAGCAATATTCAAAGCAATCACTGTATTATGTGTTACCGTAAAATCTCCTAATACAAATCTTCTATTACCATCAATTTCAAACCCATAATATTCATCTTCTTGTAATTTTTCTAGTTTAATTTCATAATTTAAAGTATCTTCAGTATATACTTTATGTTTTGCTTTTTTTATAAGATTTAAAATAGGAATTTCTTCTATACCATTACCATAAATTATTGTTAAAAAATGGTTCTTTTGTATTTTTTTAAATGCACAAAATCCAAGTGACCTAGACAAAAATATAATATCATCCAATAATTTCTCATTTTTTTGTATAATTGTATAACAATAATTATAATAATATCCATCTGAATCTATCAAACCAGCCAGTAATTTTAATTGAATATCTCTTGAATTACATTTATAATGATGAGGAATATATTTGTTTTTTAATAAATTATATTTTGTTAAAAAATTTATAAATTTATAATTTATGTTAAATATTTTTTTTAAACTACATTCTGAATGCTTATTACCTAACCAATAACCTAATAAATAAGGTTCAACTTCAATATTTTTTTTTTGAAATATAATTGGAACACGATAACCATAAAATATATCATCTTTATAATCATAAAATATATCTTCTTTATAATTATAAAATATACTTTTATTATCTTGATTATTAATTAATTTTAAATAATCTTTTACTGAAATATCTAATATATCATTATTATTTATATTTTTACTATACTTTAATGATAAAATATGACTTTCATTTACTATATAATTACCTCCTTTAGTTTCATTAATTTTATACATCATTTCTCTACCACGTGCTAAAGATAATACTTTTCGTGGTGTTGAATCATCACCCATTAATAAATCACCAATAATAATATCTTCTACTTTTTTTTTAGAACCATTAAATAATAAAATTTCAGTGCCTTTTCCTAAACATTTACCACCACCACAACCTAAACATATAAGTCCACCATTATCTTTTTCTAACTTTGGTAAAACTTGATTAATTAATTCTTTTTGTGATTCTCTTAATTCTCCTTTAAAATTTATTTTAACTTCTTCACCTTTAATTTCTTTATTTTTTTCAGGTTTTCCTAATTTTTCAAGACCATAAAATTTTGGAATTATAAGATATTCATCTGTTTCACGAAATACTTTAAAAAATTCATTCTTTTCTTTCATACCAAAAGAAACACCAAATTTAAAAGGTTCGACTGTTAAATCATCTTTTATTTTATTAATTAGATTAGGATCTATTTTTTTTTTATTTAAAATATAACCATCTTTAGAAAGTAAAGATTTATATTCTTCCATTTAATAAATATATAAAAGATTTTAATTTTGTTTTTAAATTTCAATTTTTAATAAAATATTTAAATTTTTTTTATAATATATTATATATTAATGCAAGTTCTCAATACTCCAATAAATATGGTTAATAATGGTCTCGAACAACTAACTAATAATAAAAGTATAAGCGCTATAATAGGTTTATTTTTAGCACTTTATGCTGCTTTAGCAGCTCCTAAATTACCTAAATCTATTACTTTATGGTTTGATAATTCTTGGTTTAAATTAGGCTTTATGTTCTTAATTGCTTTAATGGCTACTAAAGACCCATCTATTGCTATTATTTCGGCTGTTGCTTTATTAGTAACATTACAAACTTTATCTGCACATAAAACTAGTGAAATGGTTGTCCAAGCTGTTCAATCTAATGTCGAGGCTGTTCAATCTAAAGTAGAAGCTGTTCAATATAAAGTAGATGCTGCTCAATTTAATGCTGAAGCTACTCAATCTAAAATAGAAGCTGCTCAATCTAAAATAGAAGCTGCTCAATCTAAAATAGAAGCATCTAAATCTAAAATGGAAAAGTTTATACATATTGAAAACTTAAGAGAAAGATTTACTGAAACTGAAATTGAACAAAAAATTAAACAAGCATTTGAACTACCCGTAATAGTTCAACAACCCCCAGTAGTAGTTCAACCCCCAGTAGTAGTTCAACCTCCCGTAGTAGTTCAACCTCCCGTAGTAGTTCAACCCCCAGTAGTAGTTCAACCCCCAGTAGTAGTTCAACCCCCAGTAGTAGTTCAACCCCCAGTAGTAGTTCAACCCCCAGTAGTAGTTCAACCCCCCGTAGTAGTTCAACCCCCCGTAGTAGTTCAACCACCAACAGTAGTTAAAAATATAAAAAATAACTCACTCTGCAATCAAGTTATGTCAGATATGGGACAAAAAGTTGGATGCTGTGACAATTTAAATGATTTAATAGGTTATGATTTAGATCAATATGCTACTTTTTAAATAATTTTTATTTTTATTAATTTTTACTTAATAAAAATTATTATTATATTTAATTTTTATGTAATATAGTATAATGAGTAAAAAAGAATGGGATAATATATATGAACAAAAATGTCAAGATTTTAATAGATTACCAAGTATTTTACCACCAGTTGAAAGAATTATTGTTTTAGGTGATTTACATGGTGATTGGGAAATGACAATAGAATCATTAAAAATAGCTAAATTAATTAATAATAAATTAAATTGGGTAGGAGGTAACACAGTTGTTGTTCAATTAGGAGATCAAATAGATAGATGTAGATTTGTAGGTATTCCGTGTAATTTACCACAGGCTACTAAAGATGATGAAGCATCTGATATGAAAATTTTAAATTATTTTACTAAATTACACCATCAAGCTCAAAAAAAAGGTGGTGCCGTTTATTCAATTATCGGTAATCATGAATTAATGAATGTTAATGGTGATATGAGATATGTGTCATTTAAAAATATTATTGATTTTAAAAATTATAAAAAACCAGATGGAAATATTATATCTGATGGTATGACAGCAAGAAAATGGGCTTTTTCACCCGGTAATCCAATTGCTAATTTTTTAGGTTGTACTAGACAATTATCATTAATTATTGGATCTAATCTTTTTGTGCACGCTGGAGTTTTACCAAAAATTGCAGAAAAATATAATATTGAAGATATGAATCAAATTCTTTTTTTATATTTAAAAAATAAATTAAAAAATCCAATAGAATATAAAGAATTATTAGATTCTAATGATTATTCTCCTATATGGAACAGAATATTTGGATCTACAGATAAATCTAAAGAATCATGTGATCTTTTAATGAATCCTTTAAAAGAAATTTATAAAGTAGGTAAAATATTTATTGGCCATACTCCTCAATTAAATCAAGGAATTACTACTACTTGTGAAGGTAAAATATGGTTAACTGATTATGGTGCATCTAAAGCATTTGATGCATTTGATAATAATTTAATAATTAATAATAAACGTAATCATTTAAGAAATGCTCAAGTATTAGAAATATTAAATGATGGTAAAAAAATCAATATTTTAAAAAAATAATTTATTGTAAATCAATATTTAAAAAAAATAATTTATTTATTGTATTAGAATTATATTACAAATTAACTCTAATAAAATATTATTTATTTTATTCTAACATTTTTTTATATTTAGGAATATTAGTTTTAAATAATTCAAATGCTTTTTTAGAAATTTCTACTGAACTTAAATCTTTAGTTGTTTCTTTAATTTCTTTTTGCACAGCACCGGCAATTTTACCTACTTTAGGACTATTGGATACATTTAATGCTTCAGCTATCTTTTTTTTTAAATCTAAAAAGGCTTGAAAACCGGCATTAGTACCACCCGACATTTTTTTACTGGATTTTTTGCTCGATTTTTTGCTCGATTTTTTAGCATCATCAGACATTTTTTTGCTAGATTTTTTAGTCGATTTTTTAGCACCACCTGACATTTTTTTGCTGGATTTTTTGCTGGATTTTTTACTGGATTTTTTGCTGGATTTCTTAGCACCACCAGACATTTTTTTGCTGGATTTTTTGCTGGATTTCTTAGTCGATTTTTTAGCACCACCAGACATTTTCTTGCTGGATTTCTTGCTGGATTTTTTAGTCGATTTTTTAGCACCACCAGACATTTTCTTGCTGGATTTCTTAGTCGATTTTTTAGCATCGCCAGACATTTTCTTGCTGGATTTCTTGCTGGATTTTTTAGCACCGCCAGACATTTTCTTGCTGGATTTCTTGCTCGATTTCTTGCTCGATTTTTTAGCACCGCCAGACATTTTCTTGCTCGATTTTTTGCTCGATTTCTTGCTGGATTTCTTGCTGGATTTTTTAGCACCGCCAGACATTTTCTTGCTGGATTTCTTGCTCGATTTCTTGCTCGATTTTTTAGCACCGCCAGACATTTTCTTGCTCGATTTTTTGCTCGATTTCTTGCTGGATTTCTTGCTGGATTTCTTGCTGGATTTCTTAGTTGATTTTTTAGCACCGCCAGACATTTTTTTGCTGGATTTCTTGCTCGATTTCTTGCTCGATTTTTTAGCACCACCAGACATTTTTTTGCTGGATTTTTTGCTAGATTTCTTGCTCGATTTCTTAGTCGATTTTTTAGCACCACCTGACATTTTTTTGCTAGATTTCTTGCTAGATTTCTTGCTGGATTTCTTGCTGGATTTCTTGCTGGATTTCTTGCTGGATTTTTTGCTGGATTTCTTGCTGGATTTCTTGCTCGATTTCTTGCTGGATTTCTTGCTGGATTTCTTAGTCGATTTTTTAGCACCACCAGACATTTTTTTGCTAGATTTTTTACTGGATTTTTTGCTAGATTTTTTAGCGCCACCTGTCATTTTTTTAGATGACTGTTTTTTATCATCATCTGTTTGTAAGAGTTCTAATTCTGTATCTAAATTTTCATTTGGACTAGACATTATAATAAATTATAAAATATTTTAAACTAATTTATTTTTTTATTATTTTTAAATTTATTTATAATATTTTTTTATAATATTTTTTAATAAAATAAAAAATTGAAAATTAAATAAGATAATGTATAAATAATAATATTTAAAAAATGAATATTGATAAAAATTATTGGGATATAGATACATACTCAAATATTGCAAAAAATAATTATCTTAAACATCTTCAGTATCTTCACGAAAATAAATATTCTTGGAATGAAAAAACATGTTCTAGTGCTGCATTGATGGGTCATCTTGAATGTCTCAAGTATGCTCATGAAAATGGATGTCCTTGGAATGAAAAAACATGTTCTAGTGCTGCATTGATGGGTCATCTTGAATGTCTCAAGTATGCTCATGAAAATGGATGCTCTTGGGATGAAGAAACATATGATAATGCTGCATCTAATGGTCATCTAGAATGTCTCAAGTATGCTCATGAAAATGGATGTCCTTTATATGAATATACGTGCCGAACTGCTGCACAAAATGGTCATCTTGATTGCCTCAAGTATGCTCACGAAAATGGATGTCCTTGGGATAAATGGACATCTTTTAATTCTGTTAATCATATTGATTGTTTGAAGTATGTTCACGAAAATGGATGTCCTTGGGATGAATTTGTATGTGATTATGCTGCAAAAAATGGTTATCTAGAATGTCTTAAATATGCTCATGAAAATAAATGCCCTTGGGATGAATGTACGTGTTCTAATGCTGTAGAAAAAAATCATATTGAATGCCTCAAGTATGCTCATGAAAATGGATGCCCTTGGAATGAATTTACATGTTCTCAAGCGGCAATGTATGGACACCTCACATGTCTTAAATATGCTCACGAAAATGGATGTCCTTGGAATGAAAACACATCATGTAATGCTGCACAAAATGCTCATCTTGAATGCCTCAAGTATGCTCATGAAAATGGATGTCCTTGGAATATATGGACAAGTTCTAGTGCAGCAAAGTATGGTAATATTGAATGCCTCAAATATGTTCACGAAAATGGATGTCCTTGGTCAAAAGCAACGTGTTATCATGCTGCAGTAAATAATCACATTGAATGTCTCAAATATCTTCACGAAAATGGATGTCCTTGGCATGAAGATACGTGTTTAGTAACTGCAAAATATGGTTATCTTGAATGTCTCAAGTATGCCCATGAAAATGGTTGTCCTTATTTAAAAGAATTATTGCCTACCATTGTTCGTAAGATTCTTATTCCAAAATGGCGTGTTGCCGTTAAGATTCGTCCCTATATATTATATTGGATGGAACATATTACACAAACATTATGTGCTAAAGATGGGCGATATCAAAAAGAAGACCTTAATTCATTTGAAAAAGATTTTAATAATATTACATTTAATATAATACTAAAAAATTGAAAAAATAACAGTTTAATGGTTCCATATAATTAATTCTAGTACAAAACCAGACAGACACAAATCCATAAAGATGGCGCGTACTACTCGTTCAAACCAGGTCAAGCCTTATCCGACGATCAAGCCATCTCCGATGATTAAGCCATCGGCGAAGGTTAAGCCATCACCGAAGACCAATCCATCTGGAAAGGTGGTAAATCACCTACACAAGGCAAAGAAGCGTCAGGCCTTTAATGAAACAATCCGCGAAGCCCTTGTGGCTAAGATGATGATGTTCTATTAGGACATCTAACGGATCAAATTCATCACCCTTTTGAGTCATAAATATTTGTATTAATTTATTACTATAAATATTTATGAAAACTCAACTAATTTTTTTATATATAGATGTATAATTTATTTATTATAATTATTCTGTTATATAACTTGCTCTTTTTTTAGAACGGTATATATTTATAACAAATAATATTATTTGTTTAATAATTTTTTAAGTTTTAAATATTTATCTTTGTACTTTAAATAAAGATCTTTAAAATTTTTACCTAAATTAGGATTCAAACTCGTTGTATTTAAATTATATAACAAATATTTCTTATCATAGCTGATTTTAATATTATTACTATTTAGATCATTTAATTCAAGTTCAGATTGAGTAATAATAGAAATATTATTAGTTTTATATTCATTATTTCTTTTAAGAACCCTTATAAAAATAGGTAATATTTCTAGAATATGAATAATCATTTTATTAAAATTTTCTATATTATTATCATAATTAGATAAAGCTTTAATTTTTTTAAATATATTTGTATCATTCTTATTTGTAAAATAATTGTAAATAAAAAAACTTAATGAACATGATAAGTCTATATCATTATTTCTTATAAAACGAATAATTTCTTGTTCAATCTCATTTATATATTTATCTATATTTTTATCAGAATCATATTTTTTTTTAATTTGAAATAATAAACGAAATGTCTTTCTTAATTCACGTATATAAGTAAAACATTCAATATTTGATAATTTTGACATTAAATCAATTAAAAATAAAACAAATAATCTAGTTAATCTAACCTCGTATTTTGGTTTATCCCAAGGTAATATATTATTATTTGTACTTAACTCTAACATTTCAAAGAAATCTTTTATGAAACCATTATTTGAAAATGATTTAAATGTAAAAGGAGTATCACCTTTAATGTCATAGTTTTTCATATATTCATCATTAAAATATGGAGCTGTATCAGTATATTTTAGTATAGAAACATCAATAAATTCACCTGGAAAGATACCAAATCTATTTTCACTACCATTTGAATATTCTAATTTCATACTAACTTTCATTCTTACTAAAATAAAATTAGTTATAGTTTTATTAATTGAAATATAAAAATTTGTATCTGATCTATCTTTATAAATATCTAAATCTAATTGTTTTTCACGTAATTCATCTGATATATCATTATTATCAAATAATAGTAAATAAGGTAATATATTAAGATGATATTTAGGTGGATTACTATTTTCGATAGTAATACTAAAATCTTTTCTTGTATCTTTTCCAGGTTCAGTACCAAATATTTCATATTTAGTTTCATCTGAAATTTTAACAATTAATTCTTGTGAATTTCTAAGTGATACGTTATCAAAAGTAATATTAGTAAAATTATAATCTGGATTATTTAATTCATAAAGGTCATCTTTTTTACTATTACTTTTTTTAACTTTATTTAAAAATTCTAATAATTTTTCTAATAATTTTTTTTTAGAATCAAAATCTAAGTTATAAAAATCAATATAATTTTTTTGATTAGTTAAAATTTCATTTCTAATTCTATACAATAATAAATAAGCTAATGTTGTAACTTCTTCTTCAATTATATTCATTTCATTTACAGTTTTAGGATTTGTATCTATTTTTGTTAAATCTTTTATATTAATTTGAAAATCAGCATCTGATTTTTTAAAATTTTTATCAATAAGGTCTTTAATTTCGTTACGAACATTACCTGGTAATTCATTAATATAAGTTTCAACTACTAATTTAAGAATATTACCTCCTTTAAATATAAAATTAATTGAATTAGGTGGTAATTTTTTTTGAGATATATATTGTTCAATTCCCTCATTAAATATATCATTAATTAATTTAAAAAAATTATATGTAGTATTAGTATTCTTATAAAATTCCATTACAATAAATTTTGTTATTATATTTTTAAATTTATCTTTTATATTTTTCTTTCTTTCTTCCTCCTTTTTTTCTAAACTAATAATTGCTCGCCTAAATAAAGGTATTTCTTGATCTACTGTTATATTTTTATCTAAAATAAAATCTTTTTTATAAAATGAGTCTCCTAATAAATTATTTGTTCTATTCATTATATTCTTATCATAACTATTAATAAAAAAATTATTAGTTGCTCTTAAAATTATTTCAGGAAGCATATTAATATTATCTAAATTAATATTATTATTAGGTTGTTGTTTAATATTACTTAGAGGTAATGATATACTATTATATTCTTTCTTTTGTACTATAGTTTCAATATAATTAAATATCTTATAAATATATTCTTTTATAGAATTAGATATTTCATTTTTTAAAAGATTTCTATTATGTTCTATAAACATAATCATACTATCAAAATTAGGATATAATAAAGCTTTTAAATAAGTCCATTTATCATCAAAAATAGAAAAAGGTGTATTTGATAAAAATCTATCTTCTAGATTAGTAGAAGGTACTCGTATTGTTCTAAAAGATGGATTTATCACTATTTTTACACCATCTAAAATAGTAATATCATTATATATTTTTGTCGCCCAATGTGTAATACCTACATAATTCCAAATAGTTTCTTTTATTCTTCCTTCTTGTTGGCTTAATTTATTAAATATACTTTTATTTGTTAATCTATATAGTGTTGAAAAAGTATTAGAATCTTGATAATTAATAATATCTTGATAAGATCCAACCATATTTATACTATTTGTTTTAAGATGAAGACCATATAATAAAAAATGTTCAATTAATGTTTGAGTAAAGCAATTACCAAAATGTTTTATTTTCTTATCTTTATACGAATATTGATCTAAATACATCCATGAAAAAAATCCAAATCCATCTACATAATATTGCATTTCATCACTTTCATCTGAAAAATATCTACATGTTTTTGTTAATTGTGTTAATATAATTGCTACTGTTGAATTATGAGTATTTGCTGTTAAACCTAAAGCACTACTTCTGCTAGAAACATCTCTAATTAATTGTTCTCTCCAATTTTCATAAATATGATCTGGTGATTTTTCATACCAAAATATAATATCTAAATCATTTCTAGTATAATTATAATTATAATTCTGTTTATTAAGTTCTTTTACTAATCTATCTAAAAGCATATTGCAAAATGTATTAAAAACATTATTTAATTCAGCACAAAAATTATCAATTGTTTTAATAATATTTTGATTAGTTTCAAAATCAATAGGTAATGTATCTTTATAAATTCTTTTATCATCATGAGCCCATTCAGCCCTACTAGAACCTTGTTGTGTATTAATGGCTTCAGAAGGCCAAAATATTTTTAAAAAATTATTTTGAGGATTTGATATTTTATTAATTTTAATAGGTTCTTTTTCTTTTGGTCTCCCTTTATTTACAGAATCAATACCTTTATATAATAAATAATTCATTTCTAGTTCTGATAAAAAACTCATTAATATTAATGCACCAAAATTAAGATGAAGTTTTCTAACAGGAAATTCAGAAACAAATTTTTGTCCTGTTGTTTTTACTATTGTTTGATTATAAAATGAATTATCAGAATAAAAATCTAATAGTATTTTATAACATTCATTAAATTTTTCTATAATTTCATTTATAAAAGCTAAATCACTACCTGGTCTCTCTAGTGTTTTTAATATATTTTTTATTTTAGGTAACATATAATCATTATTTGATTCATCACATATGTTAAATCCACCTAATTGTTTTAACATTATAATATATATATAAAATAAATTAAAATAAAATAAAATAAATTAAAATAAAATAAAATAAAAAAAAAATATGTTAACAAGTATTAATTGCTATAGACTAAATTTATTAGTATGGATAATGAATAAGTGCTTTCTTAGTATATTTGATGATCTTTATTAAATTTTTAATACTAGATTCAACTTATATAATATTAGAGTTTTTGAATAAATAAATGATTTATAAATTAAAAAACTACTATTTTTTTACTCGTCATCAGACTCATCATCAGACTCATTATCAGACTCATCATCAGAATCATTCTTTTCAAGTTCAAAGAAGTTTGGGTATCCAAGCGTGACCCTATTGTATACCTTTTGCACAAAGGGAATAACTTCCGAATTATCCATTCGAATAGGGTCATTGTTTTGGTCTAGCATTGGAATACGTGGATACTTTCCTCCAATATTAACCCAAACTTCCATCCCATCAATATCTATATCAGACGGCGAAGCAACAGATACTTCAATTGGTTGCATTTCGCCCTTATAAAAAATAGAACCCATACGAACCTTCATGCAATGCAAGTTAGAATCCTGATGAATCTTCATTGAAGAGAAGTGCTTATCGTTAAAATACTTAATAAACCACTTGATCTTTGCTGCCCTAGACGGACATTGCATGTAGAAAATATGCTCAATATTTGTGGATGACATCGAAAATTGTGGAACGGAAGGTAGTGAAAATTGCGGAACTTCTTGACATGGCTCTAGTTCTTCCAAGTGGCATAGTTCTTTATTCGTAAGCTTTGGCATAGAAACAGTGATGGTCATCTCTGACATCTTTTTTTTCTTGTAGAGAATAGAATACTAAATTAATAATATAGAAGTATTAAATACTTATATTTTCAATTTTTTTTAATTATTTCTAAAATAACTTAAAATAAATAAAATATTATTAAAATAATTTTTTATTTTTTTTTTGTAGAGTAGGTACCTTACTTGTGATACCTACATGACATCCAAGTCATCAAACATTCCACACTTCTTCATGGATAATTTAAGCGCTAGTCCGAGATTATACGCTTTGCTCCGCAAAATCTTGGCGATTGCTTTAGCGATTTCTTTTTCTTCATCTTCATTATCCCATCCTTTTGGTGTGTAGAAGTCGTCGTCATTGTAATTGTAGCGGATTTTGTTCGACCACAAATCTTCTTCTTGACTACCAAACTGATTATAATCCCAGAAGAAAGGATCAAATTCGACAATGTTTCTTTCATCTGTTGCGACGATTTTCCACTTGCCCATATTAAGCAAAGATTCATCATAACAATCCCTCCGCTCAAAATGTTCTTCTGCCCACTTTAAAGCTTCACCATGTGTCAGAAAGAACTTTTTACCATCATATGGGAAGTCATAGACTGTTGAATCTTGCCAGTGGAGAACATGAACTACAGTGGTACTCTTGCCACGGATTACTGCCTCCCTCTCTGCTGCTTCTTCTGCTTCTTTCTTAGCCTTTACCCATGCTTCATATCCGGCGTTTGTTTCTGGATACTTGACAACCGGCTTAGCAACTGGCTTGGTAACCGACTTGGCAACCGGGTTGGCATCTGGCTTGGCATCTGGCTTGGCATCTGGCTTGGCATCTGGCTTGACATCTGGCTTGGCATCTGGCTTGACATCTGGCTTGGCATCTGGCTTGGCATCCGACTCATCTTCAGACTTGGCATCCGACTCATCTTCAGACTTAACATCTGACTCGTCCTCAGACTTGTCAAAAAGCCATGGAGTGCGCTTGACCGTATCCTTTACCTTCAGCACAAACTCAACAGCTTCACCGTAAGTCGTAATGATAGGATCATCATATTGTTCTAGAAATGGAATAGACGGATATTCTTTTCCAATTCGAACCCAAACGGTGATCCCATCAAAAAAATTAACCACCACGCCTATTGGCAAGATAGCTTCATTAATAAGGATAGTGCCCATCGGTACTGTAAGTAGCGTTGCAAAACGTGCTTCTGGTTTTTGTACACCAAAACGCTCTGCGAACTTGTCTAAATTTTCGCGTGCTTCTTCCCAAGGTTTCATATCCTCGTAGATAGGCGTGCCGTCTTCAGTGATCGAGAAAATGACCGTTTTCGACATCTCTTTTTTCTTGAAGGACCGATAAAATACAAGATTAATTATATGGAATCAATAAATACTTAAATTTTCAATTTTTTACAATTTTAAAAGATTTTCTATGAAACTCTGTTAAACCATATTTTTTTATACCTTCAATGTGTTTAACTGTTCCATATCCCATATTATTTAATAAATTATATCTATTTATTAATTCTGGATATGTACAACATAACTTTTTAATATAATCATCATGATATTCTTTTGCTATAATAGATGCAGCGGCAATAGAATAATAATTAGCATCACCTTTTACAATAGATTTAGTATTATAAGATATAAATTTTTTTTCCCAACCTATACCATCAATTATTAAATAATTTGGTTTAAAAGTAAGTTGTTCTACAGCTCTTGACATTGCTAATTTAGTTGCTTCTAAAATATTAATAGAATCAATTTCGTGTGGTTCAGCATAACCAACCGCCCATTCATCAACATTTTGTTGAATCCATTCTAAAACTTCTTTTCTTTTTTTACTTGATAATTTTTTAGAATCCATAACTGATTCATTAATTGGAGTATCTCCCCAATTAACTGCGGCAGCATAAACTCTACCAAATAACGGACCTCTACCCGCTTCATCTAATCCAACTTCAATTTCATAATTATTTAATTTATTATAATTAATTTTCATTATAAAATAAGAATCAATATTTCTTTATTAGTTTTTTATAATTGGTATATATCACTAAATAAAACATTAATCAAACTAAATTTTTTAGTCATCCTCTTCTGAATTACTACTATAAGACTTATCAAGATCAAAAAAATTTGGGTTGTTATAAATATTTGCACTTGTATGTGCTGTTGGTATAGGTACTGTTGGTATAGGTACTGTTGGTATAGGTGCTGTTGGTACAGGTGCTGTTGGTATAGGTACTAGTGTTGTTAGTATAGGTGCTGGTACTGGGGCAGACAGTTTTTTATTTCCTTTATGTCTTCGGTTATCTTGTTTGTAGATAGCATCAGTCGAATCAATAGCTTGATTAATCTCATCAATTGTACATGAGATTATTTCTTGCATGTCTAGACTACATTTTAACTTTTGGCGCATAGTTTTCTTTACATAACCGGCTGGAGCTTTGAAGTAAACGTAAAATACACCGTCTTCTTTTTCAGCCCACGCCAATAGTGTCTTGTCACTGAACTTATATATTAGAATCTTACGCATTTTGTTAATATCCAAGCTATTAAGATGGAACGTCCAGTATCGTGATTTTGGTGACATTGGCATCTTTTTTATACAGTTTACTATAATTAATTATATAAAACTATAAATACTTAATCTTTCAATTTTTATTAATTATTTAATTTATTATAATTAATTTTCATTATAAAATAAGAATCAATATTTCTTTATTAGTTTTTTATAATAATTGGTATATATTCCCACATTTGAGAACATAAGGGACAATGATTATTTTTATTAACCCAAGGTTTGATACATTCAAAATGAAATGAATGACCACATTTACCAGTAACAACAAATGAATCAATACATTTCTCTTGATTATACAAACTTTGAACATTTAAATTACAACGACAAATAGTACATTCTTCATTTTTAGGAACATTATAAACCCAAGAAGAAAACAAATTTACTTTTTTAATATTAAAAGGAGATGTCATTATTACATATTAATTAAATATTTAATTAATATATAAAATAATCAATTTTTAATTATAAATTATTTTTTCATTTCATCTATAATAGAATTATATGTCATTACAAAATTGCTCCAATCATATCCAATAATTCTTTTATGTTCTATAATTTGTGTTCCTTTTAATGAAACAAAAATTTGAACAGGAATAGAACTAATTTTATACATTTCATTTAAAATTTCATTTTCTTCAGTTTCAATATTTAAATGACCAACTATTAAATCTGGCATTGTTTCTACAGCTTCATCACTTTTAAGTTTCTCTTTAAGTTTTTTACAAGGTCCACACCATTCAGCACCAAAGTATAATACAACAACTTTTTTATCATTTTCCCAAATAAGTTCTTCTAATTGTTCTTTACCATTAATATCAATTATCATTAATATTAATAATATTATTTGTTTAAATAATATTATTCAATTTTTTTTAAAATTTACCAGTTCATTTCACTCGAAGAAAATTCAGAATCTGATTCAGCTTCAGATAATGTGCTTGAAGATAATAAATCAGAATCTGATTTATCATTAAAAAAATGTTTACTGCTTTTCATTTTTTTTTTATTTATTTTTGGTTTTTCTTGACCTCCGGTTTGATTAAATAAAGAAGAAATTGTATCAGAATTTGATTCAGAATTTAATTCAGAACTTAATTTAGAACTTAATTGATTATTTTCACTTTCTTGTAGATTAGTATTTATTTGACCACCTCCATGTAAATCAATAATTGTAGGATTAATAAAATTTAACGACTGTTCGGAATCATTTAATTCACTAAAATTATTTAATAGATTATTTTCAGGTCTTACAAAATTTTCTTTAGATTTTAAAGCTAAATATTTATTTTTATACTTAAAATATTTTTCTTGATATGACATAGTTATATATTTATATTTAGATATAATTTAAAAATAATTATTAAAAAAGTAATATTAAAATTTTCTATATTATATTAAATGGAAATAGATGAAAAATGTGCGCCAAGTAAATTATTTAAAGACGGTTCTTGTCTAACATTAAAATCTTTAAAATTAATTATAGAATCTTATAATAAAAATATTAAAGATATTGAAAAAAAAATAGTAATTTCAAATAATAAATCTGAAATGGTTAAACAATTAGAAGAAAAATTATCTGATAAATGTAATAATCAAACATGTTGGTTACGTTTAGATATTATTAAACAAATAAAAGATGAAAAAATGAAAAAAGATATTTTAGAAAATACTTTTAGACCAGAAGGACCACCAAAAAAAGATACATGGTTATCAACTTCAGATATTAATGATGTTGTTACTCAATACCAAGAAAAATATAAAGATTTTTTATTTTTAGGAGCTTTACCTGCAGATTTTCAAGAAATAGGAATTTTAGGTATTAATGATTTAGATTTTAAAGATGTTGAAAAAGAAGGTAAACATAAAATAGGAATAGTTATTAATTTAGATGTACATACACAAGGAGGGTCACATTGGGTTGCCTTATTTACAGATTTACAAAAAGGACAAATTTATTATTTTGACTCTTTTGCTAAAAAACCTTCTAAGAGAACAAAAAAATTTATAAATAAAATAGTTAAATATCTTTATAAAAAAAATTATAATAAAGATATTAATATTAATAGTTTAATAAAAACAATTAAGAGTAGTAATGAAAATAAAGATTTAACTAATTTAAAAAAATTTGATATTAGACATAATACTATACAACATCAATTTAGTAATTCAGAATGTGGTGTTTATTCTATTAATTTTATAGTCAGACTTGTAGGTGGTGAAAATTTTGATGAAATAACCCAAAATATTACAAAAGATAATGAAATGAATAAATGCAGAACAAAATATTTTAGAAATGTTGATATTAGATAAATTTTACTATTCTAAATATTTATTTCTTCAATTGGATTATTAAGTTCAAGTTGTATATTTAAATTATACTTTAATCCATAAAAGTTAAATGGTCTACCATTTGAATCTCTAAAACTTAGGTCTAACTTATCTAATTTAATTACTTCTTCAAATTTAAATTGATAATTACCTCGATTATTTGTATATAATACAGCAAAAGGTGTTGTGTTATCTAAATTATTTATAAATAAAAATATTTTTTCTTCAATTCGTAAATCCCACGATTTATCAGCTATAAATTTTGTATTCTCTTTACAAATTGATGTAAAACCTAATATTTCTTTACTTAATGGTGTTGATATAATTTCAAATGATTCATCTGAACTAATTTCAATAATTTGTTCTACATTTAATTCAAATTTATATTTTTCTGATTTTGAATTTAATTTTTCTATTAAATTATCAATTGAATATTTACCAGAATTTAATTTTAATTCTATTATTTCATCATTTATATTTTTAATTTGAAAAATATTATTTTTTTCAGATTCTATATTATATCTAGCTTGTGGTATTGAATAAGACATTAGTTTTATTCCTATTATATTTTCTATAGGTCCAAACTCAAATGAAAATTCACTTAGTGGCTCATTTGGTGAAATATCTAATTGAATATTTGATGTTCCATATAAATATTGATATTTTTCCATTAATATTTTCATTTCTTCCATTTTTTTTGTTAATAATGTTTCTTTATTATTTAATTTTTCAAATTCTAATATAAGATCTTGTCTAATTAATTCGTTTTCATTTTTATTAAAATTACTTAATTGATTTTTTAATATTTCATTTTCTTTTTTAATTTTTTCAACTTCTGAAGCTTCAACCATTCCTAATTTTTTTAATGTATTTTGAATTTTAGTAATATCTAAATTTTTATTTAATAATTTTTTAGATGATTGTTGACTAATTTCCGGTTTATGAATATTTTTTACAAGTTGATTTGTATTTAATTGTTCTCTTCTCATTTGTTCAATTAATTGTTCTTTTCTCATTTGTTCAATTAATTGTTCTTTTCTCATTTGTTCAATTAATTGTTCTTTTTTCATTTGTTCATTTAATTGTTCTTTTTTCATTTGTTCATTTAATTGTTCTCTTCTCATTTGTTCATTTAATTGTTCTCTTCTCATTTGTTCATTTAATTGTTCTCTTCTCATTTGTTCATTTATTTGTTCTCTTCTCATTTGTTCATTTATTTGTTCTCTTCTCATTGGTTCATTTATTTGTTCTCTTCTCATTGGTTCACTTAGTTCTGTTTGATCTCTTATTTCGCGACGTTTTTTCATTTCTATCAAGTATTTTTCTTCACGAATTTGTTCTACCGTTTTTGGTTCATAATCGGGTATTTCATCTATTTCTTTATTTCTTTCTGAGGTATTAAAGGTATCAGAAGTAAAATCGATTTTACCTTTATTAGGTGGAATATTAACAGAAGTTCTTTCCTGTTCTAAACTTTTTAATCTTTCTTGAAATGATCGACCATCTTCTTCTATATTGCGCAAATCTATTGGTTTATCTATATTATTTATATTATATAAATCTACATTATCATTATTAGATAAAAATCCTATATCTAATTCATCTTGAGAAATATTTTGTGTAAAATCTGGTTTTCCTCCTTTTTTTGGAAAATCTTGAATTGTTCTAGAATCCCTAGAATCCCTAGAATTTCCATTATTTCCATTATTAAAATCATTTTTTTCAGGTTGAGTTTTTATTGGTTTTAAAAAATCTGGTGTTCGTGGTCTACCAATCATTCTTGTTTCACCTTCTCTTTCTGTAGTTAAATCTTCAATTCTTTTATTTATATCATCTGAACCTTTACCATATTGATATTGATTAAATTTATAATTTTCATTAACTTGTTCTACAATTGGTTTAAATAACTTATCAAATCTATCATTATTACCTTTATTTTGATTAATATCGGGTGGATATAAAAATTGGTTTGTATTTTGAGATGGAACTGGTCTTTCTGAAACTTTATTACCATTATTTGGATTTGAATGAAAGTCTCTTTCAAATTTTAATTGAGATGCATTTAGTTCACTAAGTGCTAGGATATCATTTGATTTTAATTCTTTTTGTGTTTCATTATAAGATGTTTTATTAAATTGTTCATAAATAGAATCAAAATTTTTTTTATTAATTTTTTTTAAATCTAATGATTTATAAACTGATTTCATATTTTTTATTAATAAATCAATTATTTTTTTTTTCCCATCTTTATTTATTTCAGTTAAATTATTTTTTTCAAGTAATTTTTTATTTAATGTTGAAATATTATCTTTTGAAAAAAATGTATCTGTTATAGTTTTAACTTGACCATTTAATTCTATAGTTGCCATATTAATATAAATATTATCTTTTTTTTAAATAAACTTACTTTTAATTAAACGTTTATAATTCTAAAGATTTTTTTGAAAAAGTTGAATAAACAGAACTATTTTCATCATCATCATTACCATCATTATTATCATTATTATTATCATCATCATTATTATCATCATCATTATTATTTAAAATTAATTTACCATCATTATTATCAATTAAAGACCAATTAGGATAATATAAATCTGCTTTAGTATATTGATCTTCTTTTAATACACCATAATTAATTAATGCCATTTTAGCAGCTGCTTGTTCACCTTCTTTTTTAGAAGTTCCTAATCCAAAACCAATACATTTATCTTTAAAATGATCATCTAGAGAATAGTCTGGTTTTTCAACACCCATAATATATGTTCTTTTATGTGGAGGACCTTCGGAATAAATTGTACAATATGATGGAAATTTCCATTTTTTTGCATGATAATATCTAAGTAATCTATCTTTATAATTATTATCTTTATAAAGTTTTTCTGAATAATTAATCATTGTTTCAAGTAAGTTAATCATAAGGTGAAAACAAGGTTCAAAACCATTACTATTAAATAATGCACCCATAAATGCTTCAAATACATCTTCGTGAATTTTATCTAAATTACGACCATTCATTCCTTCTATTTGTTTTGAAATTATAAAAAATTTTCCTAAACCTATTTCTTTAGACATTTCAGCAAGATTTGTTTTGTCTTCAATTTTAGTTTGAAGACGTGTCATAAATCCTTCATCTTGATTAGGATATCTTTTAAAAAGATAAAAAGAAACAATAATTTTTATTACACGATCACCAAAATATTCTAATCTTTCATAACTTCTTTCTTGTAATTCTAAAAGATTATTTGGATTTTCCATTTCTCTTTTAGATGCTTCTAAAACATCTTGATGAAAAATTTCTTTTTTACAATATGATTTGTGTGTAAAAGCTTCGTAAAAAAAATTAATATGATTTATTTTTTTTACTTTTACATTAAAATTTGATAAAATTTGAATAATATCTTCTTCTGTTGGTAAGACATTATTTAAATTGTAAGGAATTTGAAAAATTTCTTCTTCACCATTATTATTTATAATCTTAAATCCATCAGTTAAATAATTTGTTAGCATTAATAGACTAATATTTAATTCTATAAATAGATTTTTTTCAATTTTTATTATTATTTAAACAAATAATTTAGTTCTAGTATAATGAATAACAAAATTAAAGAAGAATGTACGATAGCTGTATGTGGACCAGTTGATGCAGGTAAAAGTTCATTAATTGGTGTATTAACATGTGGTGAATTAGATGATGGTCGTGGTTATACTAGAAATAAAGTGTTAATTCACCCCCATGAAAGAGATACTGGAAGAACAAGTCATATTACATATAATCCATTAGTATATTATAAAAAAGATGATAATACTGTTTCTTTATATGCACCTAAAGAAGATAAAATTTTAAAAGATATTAAAATGCGCACAAAAACTACTTGGGATACAAAAGTTACTTCTTTTTTAGATTTAGCTGGTCATGCTAAATATCTTAAAACAACAATATTTGGTGTAACTGGTATGTTTCCTGATTATGGTATTGTTGTAATTGGTGCAAATACAGAAATTACTAAATTAACTAGAGAACATTTAGGTATTTTATTATACTTAAATATTCCATTTATTATTACTATTACAAAAATTGATTTAACCCCAAAAGATATTTATCAAAATTTATGTAATCAACTTAAAAAATTACTTGGTAAAACTAATTTTGGTAAAATTTTATACTTTGTAAATAATGATAAAGAAACTGATGATTATATTAATAATATGTTAGGTAATCCTGATATAATTCCTATTATTTCTATTTCTAATAAAGTTGGAACTAATATTGACAATTTAAATCAAATTCTTTACCATTTACCACATCGTGAAAAAGGAACAAATATTAATGGTTCTATTTATTATGTAGATGGAACATATACAGTTCAAGGTATTGGTCTAGTTTTATCGGGTACTAATAAGGGAAATCCAATTAATATAAAACAAAAAATGTATTTGGGTCCATTTGAAAATAATATATTTAAAGAAGTTGTAATTCGTAGTATTCATAATAGTTTAAGAGGAAATATTGATAGTGCTTTACCAAATGTTCAAACTACATTAGCTATTAAAGGAACAAAAGAACAAATCAGTAGAAATCAAATTAGAAAAGGAATGGTTCTAATAGATAATATTGATAAATTTAAAACATATGTTGTTAAGAAATTTAAAGCAAAAATTAATATATTACATCATTCGACAACTATTAAATCAGGTTACTCACCAGTAATTCATTGTGGTCCTATTAGACAATCTGCAAAAATTATTTTAAATAATCAAATTCTAAGAAATGGTGATACTTGTGAAGTTGAATTTGAATTTACTTATTATTCAGAATTTATAGAAAAAAATATGGTTTTCTTTTTTCGAGATGGTTCAACTAAAGGTGTAGGTAATGTAATAGATTATTAATTGGTTTTGTATCAATAAATAGTCTCTTTTCTTATTTAAGATTTATATATAGATAAAAAACATATACCAAATACTTATTAAAAAATTTCTAATACATATATATGACGTTTAGTGATCAAGCAATTAATGCAGTGATGGCATTAACATTTATTTCATGGCCTATTGCTATAATATTATTAATAATAATGTTTGTTATACCAACAGATGATGGCAAATTAGTAAATGGGAAATATCAATTATTAACCAATCATAAACGAAATTTAGGAATTAGTGCTCTTGTTTTTTTGTTGTTTCCTTTATTTGTTGTGCTTTTTTGGTCTTTTACCAGTGGGGCATAAAAATATATCTAATACTATATAATATGATACATCATTCTATTGAAACATTAGCTGTTGCCGCTATAATAGTAGATACTATTATGGGTTACCTAATATTATTTAATAAAAAAAGGGGAAAAACTATTAAACAATGGTATAATGAATTTACAATTGGAGCATATGTTATGGATATAACATCACTAATTTTTGGAACCTATCTAGCTACATTATTAAGTACTGATTTTTATATGCAATTATTTTATGTTGTTATTATAGGTTTAATCCACGATATTTCTTTTTTCACATTTTTAAATAATGTTAATACTAAAAGTAGTAAAGTACTTGACTTTTTTAAAAATTATGCTAAAGAATATGGAAAAAAAATATTAATTTATGACGCACTAATGTTAATTTCAACTTTATTAGTATCAAATTATTTATTAAATAATTTTTTAAACGATAATATAATATTTTTAGGAGTTTTGTCTTCATATATCGGTCTTTTAATGGTATATTCTTTTTAAATTTATACTTTTTTAACTAATAAATTAATATATAAATATTTAAAAATACAATACAATATAATATGAATCAAACTTATAAATTAAGTCCCACTGATGCATTACCTTCTTTTCCTTTTTCTCAATCATCTACTATTGATGTTTCCGTTTCTCAAAAAAGATATAAAAATATACTTTTTTATTTTGGTGTTTTAATCATTTTAATATTTTTTATAGGTATGATGATGTTATCTGTCGGATTAACTATATTATTAAAGAATCATTTTACAAAAAGTAATAATAATGATGAAAAAATGGAAATAAAAAAAATTTCAGATAAAAAATTTACAAATTATTTTTTGATTACAGGTAGTATTTTATTAGCTATATCAATATTATGTGCAATGCTATGGAATACCTTATAAATTTGAATTTATAGAAAAATATGGTTTTTTTGTAATTGCTCAACAAAAGATGTCAGTAATATAATAAATTATTAATTGTTTTTTTGCATAATTAAATATATAAAAAATATAATACTAAATAATATGAATCAAGTTTCTATTTAACCTTCTAATGGAAGTCAATTAGCTACTCCTGGTGAATCCTTTCTTCAAAAACAATTTAACAATATACCTTTTTATTTTGCCAGTTTAGGTGTTTTAGGTATATTTTTATTTTTATTAGGTTTTATTTTAATTTTAATATCAATAAATAAGAAAATTGATAAAAATAATAAGGATCAAAAAACAAAAAGAAATGAAGATAAAAAAAATGCAGGTATTATTACATATACAGGTATAACTTTGTTTTGTATATCATTATTTGCTTCCTACTTCTTACCATTAAAATAATTTATAAATAATTTAGTTGCAATAATTTTAATAGTATTTTATTAGCTATTTCAATATTATGTATACTGCTATGAAACACCTTATAAATTTAAATTTATAAAAAAAATAATATAATAGATTATTAATTTTACATAATTAAAAATATATAAAAATATTTAAAATATAATACTATATAATATGAGTCAAGTTAGTAACACAGTCGGTGTTCAAGTTCTCGATGGATCCTTTTTTACAAATCTATTTACAAAACTATCTTCAAAAAATACATATATTGATGTTGTTGGATTTTCCAGTTTTTTTTTGATGTTGATAGGTATTATTCTTCTATTAATAAATTCTTTTATGAAAAATAATAATGATGATAAGAAAATGAAAGATAAACAAATTGCAATGATTATTACATATACAGGTATGGGTTTGTTTTTTATAGCATTATTGGCAGCTCGCATATAAAAAAATAATTTACTTGCGATAATTTTAGTAGTATTTTATTAGCTATATCAATATTATGTGCACTGCTATGAAACACATTATTATATTTTAAATATATAAATATATAAATATTTAAAATATAATACTAAGTAATGAGTCAAGTTTCTGTTCAACCTTCTAGTGGAAATCAATTAGCTAGTCCTAATGATTCCTTTTCCTTTTTTAAACAATTTAATACTATATCTTTATATGTTGGTGGTTTAGGGATTTTTATGATGTTAATATGTATAATTTTAAAATTTAGAATTGTTGCTATGAAATATAATTATAAATATAATCCTGAAAACAAAATTAAAAATAGTGAAATAGTAAAAAATGAAAATATTGCATTAATTATTCTTTTAATAGGTATTACTTTGCTTTTAATAGCAGGAGTTATAAGTACCCCTTATAAAAAATAATTTATAAATAATTTACTTGCAATAATTTTAGTAGTATTTTATTAGCTATATCAATATTATGTGTACTGCTATGAAACATATTATTATATTTTAAATATATAAAATATTTAAAATATAATACTAAGTAATATGAGTCAAGTTTCTGTTCAACCTTCTAGTGGAAATCAATTAGCTAGTCCTAATGATTCCTTTTCTTTTCTTAAACAATTTAATACTATATCTTTATATGTTGGTGGTTTAGGGGTTTTTATAGCGTTAACAGGGTTAATTTTAATATTTACAACTGCTGCTATGAAACATAATAATATACATAATCCTGATCAAGAAAACAGAATTGAAAAAAAAAGCGAAATAAAAAAAAATGAAAAAATTGCATTTATTATTTTAATCACAGGTATTATTTTGTGTTTTACAGTAGTAGTTATAAATATCTCTTATAAAAATTAATTTATAAATAATTTACTTGCAATAATTTTAGTAGTATTTTATTAGCTATATCAATATTATATGCACTGCTATAAAACATATAATACCAAGTAATATGAGTCAAGTTTCTGTTCAACCTTCTAGTGGAAATCAATTAGCTAGTCCTAATGATCCCTTTTTTGAAAAACAATTAGAAAACATAATTAAAAACGAAGTTGACCGAATTAAAAATATACCTTGGTATCAAGGTCAAGCATGGTTTAATATATTACTGTTTTTGATAGGATGTTTACTTGGACTATTTATATATTCTGTTTTAACATATAAAAATAGAGATAATTATGATGAAAAACAAAAAAGTGAAATAATGAAATATCATAAACAGAAATTTATTTTTTATATCACAGGTATTATTTTGTGTATTATAGTAGGAATTGTATTTTACTATAAAAAATAATTTATAAATAATTTAGTTGCAATAATTTTAATAGTATTTTGTATTATACTATTTATTATGAAATTTAGACATCAATTTTTGTATTTAATAAAATTAATCAAATAAATTTTTATAAATATTCATTACTTTGTAGTCTCATACTGTTTATATGTTATTTATTATATTATTTTCAATATGATACTTTATTTTTTTAACTACGTTTTAAATTTTATTTGTATTTTATTACATATTTTAATAAATATTTAAAATATAATACTATATAATATGGGATTTATAGAAAAAAATAAAGATTTAATATATTCTGGTGTAGGTTTAATTGGTATTATAATATGTATTGTTGGAACAATTCATACTTTTATATATTTTGATAAAAATAAAGAAATTAATGAAAATAATAAAAATAAATATTATAATCCAGTATATATTATAGTTTTAGGTATTATTTTAATGTGTATACCAATAGTATTTTTTATATCAGAGGATGGTAGATCTAAATAAGTAAAATACTTTATTTACTTTCAACTACTGGTAAAATATCATATACTAAATCTTTATATGTCATCATTCTCATTCTACAACAATATCTTCTTAAACCAATAGATTTAAGAAGTTTTGATATTTCTTCTTCCGATTCTTTTTTAGAATATTTTGGATTAGAACAGATTTCTGCTTTCTTTTTTTCATATTCTTCTGTTTTTTGACCTAAAAAAAAACCACAAGTTGGACAAGTAATATATAGCATTAAATACTAATATATTTTATTTTTAAATTAATTTATCAATTTTTATTTGAAAAATGATTAGATATTTTTTCTAATGATTTTTAATGTCCGAACAACACAAATTAGAAAGAGACCTAAAATTTAATGTAGATGAATTTAATAAATATTTTGAAAAAAAAGATTTAATAAATAAACAAAGACAAGAACTAAATCTTATTAATAAAGAAATAGAACAAAATATTATTAATCAAGAAATAATTCAAAAAAAATCAGATAATTTATTTTTTTTTGAAGATTTAGTAATTAATATAAAAAACTTATTTTTTGAAATTCTTGAATTATTACTTGATTTTAAAAATCCAATTCCGTATATATTAGAAAATGAAAAAAGAGAGTTTGAATTTGCTGTTATGATTTTATTAATTGGTATATTATTACTATTTTTATCTAATTTATTAATTTAGATGTTATATTTAGGTTTTCCTACTTCTTTTCTACAAACAGGGCATTTATAATTATAATTTTTTAACCAAGGTTGTATACATTCGTTATGAAATGTATGAGTACAAGGTAAATCACAAACTTCTTCATCTATATTTATGTCACACATACATATAGAGCATTTTTCTTCTTTTTTTTCTATTAATCTATAAACTTTTAATTTATCATTTTCTGAATCATCTAGTGTTGAAACAACATCATCCATTATTGGTTCTGTTAATAAAAATCCAGATAATATAGGATTAAATAATGATTGTGATATTGTTTGATTTGGTGAAAATGATGGTAATACTATTAAAGGATTTGAATTTATAATATTTCCTAATAGTGTATTTAAGTTATTTAAAGTTGGTTGAGATATAGATTCTTGATTAAATGTATATTGTACTGTTGTTCTTGAATTTATAGGAAAAAAAGATAATTGTATATTTCCGATAATTTGATTATTATTTGAAAAATTAATTATATTTCCAGAAGTATCTTCATTAGTTTCTTCATGAGTTTCTTCATGATCCATTTCTTCATTATCTATTTCTTCATTATCTATTTCTTCATCATCTATTTCTTCATCATCATCATCATCATCATCATTATCATCATCATCATCATTATCATAAATTTCTAAATTATTATTTTCTAAATTATTATTTTCTAGATTATTATTTTCTAAATTATTATTTTCTAAATTATTATTTTCTAAATTATTATTTTCTAGATTGTTATTTATAAGATTGTTATTTATAAGATTGTTATTTTCTAGATTGTTATTTATAAGATTGTTATTTATAAGATTGTTATTTATAAGATTGTTATTTATAAGATTGTTATTTTCTAGATTGTTATTTTCTAGATAGTTATTTATAAGATTATTATTTATAAGATTGTTATTTACTAGATGGCTATTTATAAGATTATTATTTTGTTCAGAAGTAACTGGTCTATTTATATAATGATTTAATACATTAATAAGTTGATTAGCCAAGTATTCTTCTTGTGTTGGTTGGGTTGGTTGTATTACTTGATTTATTTGTTCAATAGTCATATTAATACCAAAAGATTCATAAAATTGTTTTAAAATATTTGGAATATTTTCAACAGATATTCCTCTTTTAATTAATTCATAATTAAGTTCACAAATAATATCACTTTCGTTATCAAATTCATCTTGAAATAAAATTCTTAAGGCAAATAATTCATCAAATTCTGTATTTGAACTCATTATTAATAAGATATATATATATTAAATTATAGATTCAATTTTTTTAAATAAATATATTTAAAAAAGAGTTTCTTTATATAGTAAATGGATGATATAACTTTTAATATACATACTATTGAAAAATCCTTAGAAATTAATTATTTATCTAATTTAATTAAAGCTTGTGAAAAATACGGATTAAAAAAAAAATATATATTAGAAGAAAAATTAATAAAATTATCAGAAGATTCTGAAACTAAAAACCCAGTAATTAAAAATATAAGTAATTTAAATAATACAGAATCACCTATATCAGCACAATATACTGATGATTATTTATATTTAAAACCTTGGGTAAAATTAACTGCAATTCATAAAATTATAAAAATAAAAGAATATATTAATATGTTATTAATTAATGATGAAAAAGATAAAAATGAATTAAAAGAAAAATTAATAGATATGGTAAAAAATAAAATTATTACTAAAAAAGATAGTATTTTATATGATTCAACCAAAGGTAAAATAATTAGTATTCCAAATTTACAATTTATAAATGGAAAGTATGTTATTTAATAAAAATTGATTAAAAAAGAAACTATATAATTAATATTATTATTAATGACATTAATGGCAAAAGATACAATTAATAATATATTTGATGATACTAAAAAATATTTAGAATCACAACAAAAAAAATCTTGGTCTGAAACAGAATATTATACTCTTTTAAATAAGTGTTATAGAACGTATAAAGAAACTTATCCTGAATTAACATTAATATTAATGAATGAAGTTTTTACAATATTAATTAAAAATAAAAAAGAATTTATTGAAACATTAGATACTGATAAATGTTATTTTCCAAATCATCTTGAATTATATTCTCAAGTTAAAATTCCCAAAGAATTTAAAAAATTAGAAGAACATTTTCAAAAATTAAAAGCACTTCCTCAACCAGAACAAAGATCTAAAGAATGGTTTGAATATCGTCATAACCGTATTACTGCTTCAGATACTGCTGCAGCAATTGATGAAAATCCATATGAGCCCGTTGAATCTTTCATTCTTAAAAAATGTGACCCAGATCATCAATTTTTAGATAATGCAAATGTATATCACGGAAAAAAATTTGAATTAATTGCAACAAAAATTTATGAACATATTTATAATGTTCAAGTAGTTGAATTCGGTGCTTTACCTTCGGAAACACAACCACTTTTAGGAGCATCACCTGATGGTATTTGTTCTGCAAAAACTCTTGATAATAAATTTTCAGATAAATTAGGTACTATGTTAGAAATTAAATGTGTTGCTCCAAATGGAAGAACAATAGAAACATCGGGAAGAATTCCAGGTCATATTTGTCCATATTATTATTATTTACAAGTTCAACAACAATTAGAATGTTGTGAATTACAAACATGTGACTTTTGGCAATGTAAATTAATTGAATATAAAACACGTGAAGATTATTTAATAGATAATTGTCAAAATACCAAACATCAAATTGGTATAAATGCACAATCTATAAATATAGATGATAGAATTAAAAAAGGAGTTTTACTTCAATTCTTTCCAAAAATATGGGAACCCCAGTTTGAAGAAGATAATATTGAATGGAAAAGTAAATTTATCTATCCTCCAAGATTAGATATGAATTCTCAACAATATGATGAATGGATTGCTAAGACAATGTCTGAATTAAATAAAAAATACCCAGATATTATTAAAGATTATTCATTCAATAAAATTATTTATTGGAAATTAGAACAATCACATAATCAATCAATAGAAAGAGATAAAAAATTATTTGCATCTATTTTACCAATTTTAAAACAAACTTGGGAAAAAGTTAAATATTATCGCGAACATTTAGATGAATTACCAAAATTAAAACAAATTATTGAAAAAAGAAAAAAATATATTAGAACTGATACAGAATTTAAAATTGATAATGAATTAATTAATAATAAAGTATTATTTTTAGATGATTTTAAACAATCTATAACTAAAAAAGAAGTTGTTTCTAAAAATCTAAAAAATCACGTAGAATGTAATTTTGTAGATGATGATGAAGTTGATAAACTTACTAAACAATTAAATAAATCAAAAAGTCAAATAAAAAAAATAAAAACACCAATAAAGAAAGAAGAATCTGATAAAGAAGATGATGAATATATAAAATTACCTAAAATTAATTTTTTAAATAAAACACAATTTAAAAAAGATGATAGTGAATGTGATTTTATAGATTAATATTATGTAATTTACAATTATTTCTTCCACAAATTTCTCCTTTTCTTAATCCAGATTTAAGAATAGATTGACATAAATATTCATTCGGCTTAATAACTGTTATAGTTTCTTTATTTAATTTATGATAACAACAATTAATTCTACCACAATATTCTCCTTTATTACTACCTCTTGTAAGCAAAATTTTACAATATTCTGGAATAATTTTTGTTGGTTTAATTGATACTATTTTTTGACAATAGGGACATTTTAGTTTATTAGTTTTTTTATTTAAACATTTACTGTGATAGTAATGATTACAAGATAAAATTAATTCGTCATTTTCAATAGGTAAATGACAAATTAAACACTTTTCTTTTGATGATTGATCCATTTTTTCTATTATTTTATATAAAGAATCAAAGTCATAATTCATATATTATATATAAAAAATTGATATTTAAATAGATTCTTTAATTATGATATAATTAATGAATAACCAAATATTTCAAGAATCTGAAAAAAAATTTATAACTATGACAAATTCAGAAAGTAATCATCAACAAGAACAAGAAAGTGATGATCAACAAGAAGAAGAAAGTGATAATCAACAAGAAGAAGAAAGTGATAATCAACAAGAAGAAGAAAGTGATAATCAACAAGAAGAAAGTGATAATCAACAAGAAGAAAGTGATAATCAACAAAAAGAAAGTGATGATCAACAAGAAGAAAGTGATGATCAACAAGAAGAAGAAAGTGATGATCAACAAGAAGAAAGTGATAATCAACAGGAAGAAGAAAGTGATAATCAACAGGAAGAAGAAAGTGATGATCAACAGGAAGAAGAAAGTGATAATCAACAGGAAGAAGAAAGTGATGATCAACAGGAAGAAGAAAGTGATGATGAACAACAAGAATATGAAGATGAATTAAACTATAAAAAACAAATTCTTAAATCTTTTTATAATTATTTAGAAGTTGTTATTAAATCTATAGATGATAAAAAACATAATAAAAAAATAATTAATAAATTATATTATATAGTTGATATGTATTATAAAAATAATTATAATAAAGATACAGAACTTATTAAAATATTTAATACTAATCAAGTAAATTTAAAAAAAAAAGAAAATAATATTTTTGAATCTTTTATTAATAAAACTATAGATATTAATAAAAGATTAATTAAAGCAGAAGATATTACTAATTCAATATTATATCTTAATAATTTTACTACTACTACATTATTTTTCTAATTAAATTTTGAATTTGAATAATACATTATTTTTCTAATTAAATTTTGAATTTGAATAATACATTATTTTTCTAATTAAATTTTGAATAATACATTATTTTTCTAATTAAATTTTGAATAATCTATTATTAATGAAAGTATTAAATATTATTTCATTTTTAGCTTCTTCTGGTAAAGATTGATACCATTCATTATATTCTGGTAAATATTTAATAAAATATATGTATAAATAAAATAAAAAACTAAATAATGAAATAATTAAAAATATATTTTTAAATATATTTATTACTTTTTGTAATATACTTGAATTAGTATTAACTTTATTTATTATTGAATAAAAAAATAACATAATTCCAATTATAAAACAAATAATACTTATAGTTATATATATAGTTACTTTCAAATTTGGGTTACCAGTTGGATATACATATTCTAAATCTTCCGCATATTTTCCATATTTATAAGAAAAACTATTAAATATTAGATTATTAAACATAATATAAAATTAAATAGATTATAATTTTTTTTAATTTTTTAATTTTTTAATTCGAATAAGCAGTGCCAGCCATACCGGACATAACTCTTAATACATTGTAATTGACAGTGTAAATATTTAAGTTATCATCACCATTAGCACTTACAGTGTCATTAGTTAAAGAAACATTAAGAGTAGCATTGTCAATACGCGAGAAATTGCAGGTGCCGCTGGGTTGATGGTCTTCAGGTTTGAGGGCAAAACTGTAGACATTGATACCATCAGCAGGGGTGTTGCTGAAGTGTTGGAAAGGTTGGACATAGTTGAAGTAGTTACCATCTCTGCTTTGGAATCTATCATGACCGTTAAGTTGTAATTTGCCACTGGTTACGGGGTTAGCAGTGCAATCAACCCATCTTCCGTAGTTAAAGTGATCGGTAACAGTTACACCATGGAGACCTAAGAAAGTTTCATTGGCTCCCCAAGTATCTAATTGGGCAATAGTAGCAGTCATGTCTTGTGCAGTTACTTCATTTCTTAATATGACTACATTAGCTGGAATAGCAGCTACACTGCCAGAAGCATCAGCAAAAACTACTTGAGCATCAATTTTGGCTAAAATTGCGGTAAGGGGTGCAGAAAGAGAACCAATAACTGTAGGCATTTGAACTTCATTATTTGCAGAACTATCAACTACAATAGATGTTCCAGCAGTTAAAGTTCTAGTAGATAACCAAACTAATTTAGCAAATGTTTCACGAGCAGCATCCCAGTCGCCATCAGCAGCATAGGTTAACCATTGTGTGGCAGAACCGTGAACTTCTAAGTGAGGAGCCCATACTAAATATTTGCTGGGGTGGTTAAAGTTGAGTCTGTATTTATTGTTGCTGTTGCTAGTTAAGGATTCAGAACCAGTAAATTGTAATTGTTCAATAAGATATTCGTGGCTAGCTTGAGCGAATCTTTTTCTTTCTTCCGAATCTAAGAAAACATAGTCAATTAATAAATAAGAATCAGCCATTGTAGGCATAGTAGGTTTAGTGGCACCTTTGTAGTTAACGCATTCGGTAACATTACGGTATTTAATGGTTACGCGTACGTCGTGGTATTGAAGAGCAATTAAAGGTAAAGCAAGACCATTGTGTCTGTTAAACCAGTAAGCTAAAGGTACATATAAAGTAGATGCGGAACGAGCATCATTATGTAAAAGACGGTGTTCATCATCATCACCAATCATAGCAGCATGGCCACGTTCTTGACCTATTTTATGAGTAAGTTCATACCAGATGTTTAACCAGTCACCATATTGTTCATCAATTTTGGAGCCACCAATTTCAATTTTGGTGGATTCAATTAAAGCATAGCCTAAACGTCTAACATAGCCCCATTCTACGGCACCAGCAGTAGTAGCAGCTAATTGAACGACAGCATACATATTAGTGATTAAATCACCGTTTCTGTTTAAATTGCAAGTAACAGTGCGACCGAAATCAGCAGCACCGTTGAAAACTTGTTGAATAGGTTCTACAGAGAAGTTAGTGTGTCTTCTGTAAACGACTTTGAAAAAAGTAATTTGAGGATTACCTGTTAAGTAAACATCTTGCGCGCCGTAAGCGACGAGTTGCATTAAACCTCCACCCATGGATATATACTTTACATAAGAAAAAATTTTTTTAAATTTAAATTAAATATTTTTTAGCGAGTTTAAGATATTTAACATTCAAAATATATAATTTTTTAAATATTTTTAAATATTTTTTAATTTTTTTAATATTTTTTAATATTTTTTAATATTTTTAATATTTTTAATATTTTTAATATTTTTAATATTTTTAATATAAATATTAAATGTTATAAAGTAAATTTAATATTTATTGTAATAATGTCTGGTCCCAGTCAAAAAAATAAAAATACAGATATTAAAAAAATATCTACTCTAGAAAATAAGCATCGTCAAAAAATTAAAGAATTTGAAATTGAAAAAGACAGTTTTTCTTCATTAGAAAATAAATTAAATGAAATAAACAATGAAATAGATGAAATAGACAAAAATCGTGAAAAATTTACTAATATTGAGCAATATAAAAGAGCTATTTTATTAGATACAAAAGATGATGTTGAAAGAAAACTACATTTATTAAAAAATAATATAACTGAAATGGATTATTATGATAAAACTGGTGATATTTTAATAAATTATTATAATATTAAAAATGTAGAAGATGACCCAAGTGAATCAAAAAATATTTTAAGTTTTTTATGTAAAAAAAAACAAGTTGATGAAAAACCAAAAAATAAAGTAAATAAAACAGATTTATTTGAAAAATACTGTGAAATTACCGAAGGTATTCGTGTTAATCCTGATGATGGTTCTAAAAGAATTAAATATTGTTTAGAATGTAAAATAGAAAAAATATTAAATCTAGTTGAATCATCTTATATTTGTCCATTATGTGGTGATATGGAAGTAATTATTATAGATGAAGATGTTCAAATTAAAGACTATTCTCCATATAAGAGATTAAATAGATTTAGAGAATGGCTTAATGCTTTTCAAGCTAAACAATCGCCAGAAATAGATAATTCTATTTATAATGAAATAATTGATGAATTAAATAAAAGACGTATAACTGATTTATCTATATTAAATAGAGAAAAAATGAGAAATATATTAAAGAAACTTAAATTTAATTATTTATATGAACATACTCATTACATAATTAATAAATTAACTGGATTACCACCACCAAAAATTACTCGTGATATGGAAAAAATGTTTATTAGAATGTTTTTAATGATTCAAGAACCTTGGTCTAAATATAAACCAATAGATAGAAAAAACTTTTTATCATATGGTTATGTATTACATAAATTCTGTGAATTATTAGAATTAGATCATTTATTAGATTGTTTTCCTTTACATAAACAATTAGATATCTTAATGGAAAATGATTGTATTTGGAAAAAAATATGCACCGATTTAAATTGGGATTTTATTTCATCATTTAAATAAAAACTATAAATATATATATAATGGCACATATTATTCATAATATATCTATAATATTAATATTTATTAGTATTATTTTATTAACACATAGTTTAACAAAAAGTTATAATAAATGTCCAATAATTGTTAAACAAAAACAAGAAGTAAATCAAAATGTAATAAATCAAGAGAGACCATCTAAAATTTTTAATAAAATGTTTGATTCTCCAGATATATGGATGGGTTATGCTGATTTTGATACTAAAAATTTTATTCAAAAATAATTTAATTAAAATATTTTAAAGAATAATTTAATAATTAATTAATGTCAGAAGTTGATTATTTAACTAAAGATTCTATTCTTCCAGAAAATCAAAATTTTTATGTAATGTCTTTATTTATGAGTGAAGATAAAAAAATAATTAAATATATTCGGGTTAGTGGTGCATTTAATAATATTGAAGATGCACAAGAACAAACTCAATTATTAAAAGAACCAGGACATTATAATTTTGTAGCTGAAATGGGAACTTGGAATGCATTTGACCCTTTATCAAATAAAGGAAATTTAAATGATCAATTAAATAATATGATGAAATTATATTTAATGAATATGCATAAAAAAAATTACGAATACGAACAAAGAAAATATGAAATGATTATTAAAAATATGGTAGATAATATTAAAGTAAAAGAAGATGAATTAAAAGAATATATATCTACTCAAAATGATAATATGATATTAAAAATTACAGAACAAATAAAACAATTAGAAGAAAAAATTAAAGAATATGAAGAAAATTTAAAGTCTATTAATATAAAATTAAATAATATTGTTATAGATTCTAAATATACATCAGTTGAATTAACAGATAATTTTAATCAAAATATTCCTATTAAATATGAAGGAGTAGTTAAAAAAACAGAAGAAAAAATATCTGGTCAAAACTGGTATTGTATATCTTTCTTAACTGAACAAAATAAATCTTTAGTAGGTATTAAAGTAAGTGGATGTTTTGATACAGAAGAACAAGCAGATGCACAATCTGCTGCTTTACGTGATATAAATGATAGTTTTAATGTTCATGTTGGTGAATTATACAAATGGCAACCATTTAATCCAGACCCTGATAGTATTGAAGCAGGTGAATCAGAATATGCAAATTCTCAATTAAACGATACTATGAAAAAGAAAAAAGAAAACGAACAAAAAGCAAAACTATATAATGAATATAGAAAGAATGAAGATATTAAAAAAGATATTGAAGATTTACTTAATAATAAAAAGAAAGAACTAACTGAAAATACACAAAATGATTCTAATATTCATAATGTAGATGAACAAATTAAGAATTTACAAGATAAACTAAATGAATATAATCTAAAAACAGATGAATATTTACAAAAACTCGGAAAACCATTACAAAATGAACAGTAA